GTATCTTCGTCTTCATCTTCAGTATCTTCGTCTTCATCTTCAGTATCTTCGTCTTCATCCAATGCAACGCCAACCAACAAAGCACTGACATCATCGTATGATTTTACCATATTAGCAACAACAGAAAACAAATCGCATCCTTCATTGAGCGCTTTTTCAAGAATGGTTTTCATCTTAGAATCAAAACGAACAGGTTTTTTAATAGTAACAGAATCCCCAATCACCTTGTATCGAGTATTCATTTTTTCACCAGTTCGTGTAATTTTTATAAAAATTGCGGCATCTGGGTCAGCTATATCACCATTATCGAAAAATGCTTCCATGATGCCGTCAAATAATGATTTACCAAACATAGCCACCGTTGGTTTAAATGGCTTTTTGCTCCATTCGTCAGACGCCGATGCGCGATGTTTACGCGGCGTCACTCCCCACAAAAATCGTGTGGAGGCAACCAACTCATCGGCGTCGTCATCGTCCAATTTACCACTTGCTATAGCTTCGCAAACTGGACAACGGCCATTCAGCTTAATTTTGCGTTTTTTCAACAAACGTTGAACAAATGGATGCGCCACAATAGGATTGTTTTTCTTGTCGAGACAAACAATCATTTTTCCTTCCTTACCAACCTTATAGTGCACCGCCACAGAAAGAAAATTTCTGCCGGCAGTGTCTTCGTTGGGATCATCCTCTCTGCACGGCGGATGAATATAAACAACACTATCGCCCTGCGGCACAGCCCAAAAATCACCACTGCGTTGTTGATCGCTGTACGATTTGCGCATTTTTTTCATATCAACCATGTATTTTCTCCTTTTTTGTTTCATTATGCATTTAACGTATCACAATTTCAAACAATTCGATTTTTTTTATTTTTGTTAAGTTCAACCATCCTAGATTCATGTATTTTGCCTTTGCTTCTTTTCGGTGTTTCAATCGATAATTTAGTATTCATAGATGTTGAATCCAATTCAAAACGCATCATAGCACCTTTTGATTGTAACATATGCGCCTTTTCCAACAACGAGCCATATATATAACGAGTAGTGGAATAATTTTTTATTGATTGTGCAATAACCATTTTCATTTTTTCAAAATCTGTATTGCTCTCAATTTTTGCTTTTATTTTCCATTCAGCAAGCTTCGGTTCAACCTCCGTGATTTCTTGAGTCAAATTGGCACGCCACTTCCTGTAATGCATATCAACTATAATTTTTTCAGCTTCAGCTTCGGCACAAAGCGCGCCCCAACGGCCCATCAACGCAGCAATTTTATTCATATCACTACTGATATCCACTATTTCTAACAATTCTTCAAGATCAACCTCTATTTTTTCATCGTTAATTCTGAGTCTGATCATTTAATCCTCGCTTTGGATTTTCAATGAAATAGATTTGACATACTTTCTGCTGCACTTATTTCGTCTAGCTATTTCTGCGTGCGAATATTCATTGGACAATAAATCAGCTATGACTGATTTTTTACGCGCTTTTTTTTCTTCTTTGGTGAGAGGTTTCTTGATATCACTTTTATTCACTTCAGACACATCTTCAGACACAGACACATCTTCAGACACAGACACATCTTCAGACACAGACACATCTTCGCTTTGATCTCTACCAAAAAGACAACATTTTTTATTTCGACAAAATGCCCACGGATCGTTTTTTTTCACAGCCTTGCCGACAACCATCGTTTTATACATTGCTTTGCCGCATTCTGGACAAAGCGGATGTTTGGGGTGCGCGCCGCCTTTACGCCTTTTAAATGTTTCGTTTTTTTCCAATCTCCTTTTTGGCATAATTTATCAACCTTTCTTTATTTTTGCTTTACATTTCGGTGTTTGGTGAAATCTCAACACCCTGGCGTCTTTGAATGATGCCTCACCACCTTCAATTATTGGAGTAATCAACTTCCTGCCTTTCAACACAGTGGAATGAAAAGTACCAAAACCAGTAATTCTAACGTCCAAACCTTGGGAGCAACACTCAATTATCAAATCAAACAATCTTTTGACAACGTCCAAACCATCACTAGTTTTACCGCAAGATTCGCATTTAATTCTCGTCAAGCCAGCCATTTTAGCCAATTTTGACAATGGAATAGATTCTTTGTGTTTTGCCTTTTTAGTTTTATCCATATTCACTCCTTATTGAATCAACGTAGCAATGTGCTCCATGTTAATTACTATTAACATCAAACACACAATCATATGAATTAAATTATCGCGGTTCAATTACTTTTGCCCCGCCACCATTATAGATATACGTAATCGCTTGCCAACGGCGTTGTTTTTCCAACGCCACTACGATCAAATCTCCAACGTTAAAATTACCTTTCAATTTCCTCCATTCAGAACCGAAACAGATAAAATCCAAATCCAAATCAACACCAGACATCGCCACAAACGCCATCTCGTTTCCGCGTTTATCAATTTTTGTTTTAATGCTACAAACAACACCGCAATATGTCCCGCCCACACTACTTTTTTTGAATTTCGAATTAGTAATACGTAATTCCCTCACCGTTTCAGTCTTCCAAACATGCGATAATGCCGGATGACGACCTGTGACCAAACGCTCCCATATACTCAAGTCTTTATTAGCAACCAACTTTTTTCTCAAAATTTCCAAATCAACTGCATATCTGGCCCTAATGTTAGAATACCTAGCGTTAACGACACAACTAACAACCACAGGCGTTCCAATTCCAGAATCTATGATTGGGCGCATTTCGTCAAAAATCTCAATATCAAATTTCACTCTATTCTGCTTGCCGCTGACATCCTCGATATTGACGTTGGCGTATCTGGCGCCCCAATTCATCGCCTCGCGTTCCTCTTCAGGCGGCAACTCTCCAGTGTGAAAATCGCCTATTTGATTGTATTTCACCTCAACCATCATCCCTGCTATATAAACGACCTTGTTATCATTCGATTTGAAAAAATCTTCCTCGCCCATTGATTCAATACGTATTTTCAAATTTTCTTTAATAAAATCACCATAGGCGTCAATCGGATGTTTACCAAACGCCAACGGGTTAACAGCAGAGGCAATCAACTGTCTTTCCTCTGATGCGTAATCAGGTTTATCCTTCGACTTCAACAACATCTTCTTGACCTTCTTGTATCCGTTTTCCTTGCTCAACAAAGGCCAAATAACGTCTATTTCGTCGACGAACCACTTAACGTTAGGCAGCATATTTTCCAACGCCCCTGCCTTGGCCAATGCCACAATAACCCTTTTGTTACATTTACGGCGATCTATTCTGCCCAAAAAATCGAAAAAGCTCTCATATGGTTGGTTAGCAATAATGGTATCGGCAGCAGCCTCGCCGACGTTTTTGATATCGACTAGGCTGCCTCTAATTGCATTTTCTTGCCTGTCTATTGAGAATTGGACCTTAGATGTGTTCACAGACGGGGGCAACAGTTCTATGCCTGCCCTCTTTGCCTCCTTGGCTATTTGTTGAATGCGTTGTCTGGAAGGTTCGTTCTTGAGCAACGCCCAATAGAATTCCAATGGATGCTTAATTTTCAGATACATCGAGAAATAAGCAATCATCCCATAAGCTGTAGCGTGGGAATTATGGCTAACAACTGGATCATATTTATCTGGATCGCTGGTCGCTACGTAATTGTGTCCCTCTGTTGCCATCTCCAAATCGTAACAACGCTTTTTGCCCATAGAGATGATTTCAATTATTTTATCCGCATACGTCGGTCTGCCTTTTTTCCACCTTTTTGTTCGCTCCCTTTTCTCGTAATCTTTTTTCTTGTGACACGAATTACAAAGCAATTGTAAATTAGACTCGTGGTGATAAACGATATGATTATAATCACACTCCTCTGGTGTTCTATTGTGCGCAACTTCGTGCCCACCCCTACCCTTGCACCCTTTTTCTCCGCACAACTCGCATGCGCCTTTTGCCCGCTCCCAGATTTTTTCGCACGTACACTTGTATTCTTCGTTGTTTCTGAACGATTGCGAAAATCTGGTGTCTTTATTCATCCACCAAACGCAATAATCCTTACTGGTGTTTTCGCCCATAAATAACAATTCGTCTCCAACCGATAATCCGGTATTCAACGATTTATATCCACCAGAAGTCATCAAACGATGGGCGGCGCTTATCAACGGCGTACGATTGCCATTCTCGGTGATCAACTCAAAAACTTCAATTTCACCGTGATCGTGTATATCAACCAAACGCCCCGGTCTACAACGACCATCGGAATCCATTTGAATTATATCAATACCGCGATAACGCATTTTTTGTGCTATTGGCGTCAATGCTCCCTTGGACCACTTTTTCAAATGAGGATGCCAAACTGGTTCCGTTCTAGAATCACGAGCAGCAACTAAATCCTTAATCGTCACCCAAGGCGTTCCTTGTTTTTGATGAGTTCCCGCTCTCAAAACATACGAATTTTCCCATAAAGTTTTGTTAAATCCGTAACTCCCAAAAAAGGTGATTGTGTCCATTATCTTATTGGCTTGGGCCTCAGTCATGTCTGGCGTGTTCTTCATCGCTCCCTTCACAAAATTCTCACGCTCTTTGCCAATCGTTTCATCGCCCTTCTTTTTAGCAATCGCCTTCCTCAATGAATCGCTCGTGCCCGGAGCAAATCCCGCTATTTCATTAAAAATCCTGATCACGTGCTCCTGATACACCATGATTCCAAGCGTATCGGATGTAATTTCAGTCACTTTCGGATGAATTGACGCTTTCCCAATCAACTTAGGATTTTTTTTCCTTTTCACAAACTCAGTGGCCAAACCGCTCCTGGCCGTTCCGGGACGGTTCAACGCCGTCATGGCAGCCACGTCGCTAAAATCCGTAAATGGAACACCCTCGCATATCTTATCAGCACCAGGGGTATCGTATTGAAAAATGCCAGAATAATTGTGATCTGTGAACCCTTGTAACACTTCATGTATGTTGAGGTCTAATTTCTCCAAATCTATCCATTCTCCAGTGTGTTTTTCAATCGCTTCAACGCATTCTCTCAACACGGTCAAAGTTCTCAACCCCAAAACGTCTAATTTCACCAAGCCCATCGCTCCAACGCCATACATATCTATCGCGGTCACCAACACATCCTCGCCATTACTTTTCCTGATCTCCAACGGCACATACTCGGTCAAAGGCTCTGGCGAAACGACAACGCCTGCAGCATGGACACCCAAATTTTTAGCCATATTTTCCAATCGCTTAGCGTGTTTCAATACAAACGGATATTTTTTATCAAACTCTCTACAAACTTTGAAATCCTTGAATGAATCCTCAATGGTTTGGCTGGCTCTTTCATCTCCGCTGGAGCGCTCAATGATTGAGTTAGTAATAACGTTAACCTCCAAATATGGAACCTCGTAAACCCTGGAAATGTCTTTGACACACTGTTTCCCGGATAAACGACCTATGGTGGCAATTTGAGCAACTCTGTCTGTGCCATATTTGTCTCTAAGATAACCCATGATTTCTTTTCTTCTAATGTCTTCAAAATCCATATCAATGTCAGGCATATCCACACGCTCTGGATTCAAAAATCTCTCGAAAATCAAATCATGTTCAATCGGATCAACAGAAGTCAAGCCCATCAGGTAAGCAACCAAACATCCTGCCACGGAACCACGTCCAGGCCCGCACATTATTCTATTCGTTCTTGCCCAATTATAAATGTCGTAAACCATCAAAAAATATGGAACAAATTTTTGAACCCTGATAGAACTAAGTTCGTGAACCAAGCGCTCTTTATAAACCTGCTTCATATGAGCAGTTGACACACCTCTTTTCTGAGCCAAGATGGCAGCCCGCCTTGAAATTTCTCTCCACGTCCAACCTTGAAAACACAAATCTTTCAAATAATCCCATTCCGTTTTGAACTTGCCGGGCAACTGCATTTTTGGGAGAAGAGCGGCGTGCCAATCGATATTCAGCCTGGCCGTTATCGTTTCGTTAAATTCCATTGTCCCATTCAACGCTGCTATGATATTCTGCTCGCCCATATATCCGTGTCTTTTAACAAAGGCTTGATACATTTGTTTGCGGCTCTTGAGAAAAAAATCGTTTCCATCAAATCTGAATCTCTCTGGATTGGATATATGATCGTTAGTGCCGATGCAAAGAAGCACTTCGTGATGAATGTGATCCCCTTCCCAAACATAATGTGCATCCTGGGTAGCTATGAATTTGGCGTCCCCCCACCTTTCTTTCAACTCCATGGCAAATCTATTCGCCGTGATTTGATCATCTATGGCATGCGGCTGAACCTCAATCCACAAATCTTCGCCAAATTTATCACGCAATCTATCAGCGATTTCCAAGGCTTGACGCTTTTTACCGGCGCACACCCTGTCGTAGATGACAGACGACATACATCCGGTTCCCACAACCAACCCATCGCCGTGCTCAATTAAAGCATCCAAGTCTATTCTAGGTTTGTAGTAAAAACCATCAACGTAAGCAGCCGTGGACAACCTAAACAGATTCTTCAACCCCTCATTATTCTTAGCCCAAACGGTCAAGTGCCAACGGTCGCGAATTCCGTGTTCACTCTCATACTTCTTAATTGCGGCCTTTCTCTCATTAGGTTTCAACCCTTTGGTGATTTCGGCCTTTTCATCCTCCGTGAGCCCTTTTCGGTGCATATCGTTGCTCACATAGAACTCAATGCCGTGAATGGCCTTTATGCCAGCATCCTCACACGCCATGTGAGACGCATAATAACCCCTCATTGACCCGTGTTCTGTGAACGCTATGGCAGGTTGCCCCAACTCCGCTGCTCTCTGTGCGTAATCGGGAATTTTCCCGCAACCGTCAAGTTGACTCATGTCAGAATGAGTGTGAAGGTGAACAAAATCGTCTTTTTCTTTTTTTGCCATCTTAGACGCCTAACATGCGCAATATCCTATCAACGGTGTGCCTCGGGTCGCCTTGTTTCGTATCGATTTTGATTTTTGGAATAGTGATCATCTTCCAAACTTTATCGAATCTCTTTTGAATGGCGGTGTAATCCTTTTTATTCGGACACCATCTGACATCCCCGACGCAACGGCTCTTGGCAACCTCATAAGCAACATCCAATTGAACGTAAACAAGCTTTCCTCTGGAACCTTGCTTGATTCTTTCTTCCCACCACTTGATCATGCTTTTGTAATTCGAGCTATCACCGGCGCAATCGTAAGCAATCGCAGATGGAAGAGAACGGTCAAGGATTATTCCAGGACTAGTCTTAGACACAAGGTCTGCCACAACCAAATCTTCCCAAAACGTATTAACCGAAACGCCCCATCTTTGTAAATCACCGTAATCTCTTTCACCAGTAACCTTGTTGGGCCGTTTCACATCTTCAAACGGCTTGTACAGAACAAGAGTCGTCAGACCTTTCAACAAATTGGCAACCGTCGTTTTCCCCGTCCCGTTAATCCCTTCCAACACAACAATCATTATATCTTCTCACCAGTCGCAGGATTTCTTCTCCAAAATTTTCGATATTGAACCGCTCTATCAATCATCTCTTTCCACATATTGATATTATCAGCCGTGGCCAAACCGCCTAAATCAACCATACTATCGACGTAATCGCCTTGGCCATCAAAATAATGGTGCTTGGCAAGATGAAGCGGGCAAGGCGGCAACTCGTCATCACCGTCCAAACGCCTTTGACACTCTTCCATATAGATACACTCTTTGAATTTATCGTCATCCCCGATGCAAGGCGGTTTGACCAAATCGGCGAAAATCGGATTCACCTTGTTCACCAATTCTTCAATCATCCCCATGATGACCGGTCCCCAAATCCCGAGTTGAAGAATAAAACAAGACCTTTTGCCTACTATATGCTGAAGCGAACCGATATTAAGCTTCCAACTGATGCGGTGATGAGCGCCCAACGGCAGCAACTCTCTTGCGTCTTCCATAGGGATTCCCAATTCAATCAACTTACTATAAGCCCTTTGGATAGCATAGATAGTATCTTGATAAATATCGCTAGCCATCTCTCCAGCGTCAACGATTGTTTTAGGCAAACGATATTCGCCATTAACCGCAAATTTGTCGACCTTTCGAATACGATGGGATTGGCTCCACCAACTAGATGAAGCAAGATCTGGTATAATATCCAATCCCATCCTTTCTGGAGAAATCAACGTTCCTATGCGATGTCTGACCGCTTGTTCACGCCAGCTGATGGAAACGTTTTCAATTAAAAATACAAAATCTATATGTTCACCAATCGGTATACGCTGGGCGATTACGGCTTTGAACAATTTCTCCACCTCTTCAGCAGGAACTTTTTCTCTCACTTCTTCTGGCAACATCAGGGGCTCATCATCTTTCGACGCCATCCAAACAGAGTAAACAGTTTCCAAAGGGAATTGCGTCCAAGACAATAGTGTTATTCTCGGTTCATTATTCATCATCATCAAATTCCTCATCATCGACGAGCGGATTTCTCGTGTTCCACTCTTCCAATTCTTTTTCGTTGTTTATCCACTGCGACTTCCATCTTTCTATAAACAACCAACAATAGTCCTTGTGAACTATTCTCCATTTTCCTTTATACAATTCAATTTCTGCGTCGCAAAACGGACAATCTTTTGGAACTTTCATTTCGCACCTGCAACCAGTGGTTTACAACACCGCCGCTCTACCATTGGGCCACCCGGCCAACTCTAATCATTCACAAATTATAGATGTCATCGGGATTCTTGCCCGCCGCTTTGTACCCCTTCGCGTACATGGCCATATCCAAAAAACGCATTTCACCGCCACAATTCAAGCATTTCATTATACACATCGCAAAGGATGATCAAGCCTTCATTCAAATCTTCAATTGAGATATTCAAAGGCGGCGTAATTTTAATCGGTCCTGGACCCTTCCTAAAAGCTCCTATTATCAAACCGCGCTTCAAACATCTATCGGCCAATTCCAAACAATCCACTTGGCTATCGTAGGCAAGCAACATTCCTGCCCCTCTGGCATCAACATCCAAATTGATTTTCAAAGTATTTCTGATTATATCGCCCTTTTCTTGGATATCTTCCAAATTGCCTTCATCCTCCAACCAATCCAACATAGTATCAACATATGAACAAGATGCAGGATTGCCCCCAAAAGTTGAAAAATGTGAACCTGGCGTAAAAGCCTGGGCAATGTCATTTCGTGCTAACATTGCTCCAACCGGAAATCCCATTCCAATCCCTTTAGCCAAGGTGACAATATCAGGCTGAATTTTAGCCAATTGCCCATATGTTATGCCACCACACCGACCCATACCGGTTTGAACCTCATCAAAAATCAACAATATGCCGTTCAGTTCAGCATATCGTTTCAAATTTTCCAACCAACTCCAATCTGGAACGCGCACATCATTATTGCCGAATATTGGTGAAAGTATAATTGCGGCAGCAGTGGGCGGAATCTCATAAATATCCGTGAAATGATGGAAATCGCCAGGCAAATTTCCAAATCCATCATAATGATAACTCGGTCCATCACCGGCTGCCAACGCACCATATGTACGCCCATGGAATCCGTCTTTTTGAGACCATATTTGGAAAGTGCGAGCTTCATCCTCAGCAAATCTATCATATTGATATTTCCTTGCCAACTTGATAGCAGCCTCCACGGATTCCGTGCCGCTATTGCACCAAAATACCCTATCCATCCCGGTCGCTTTGCACAAACGCTTTGAAACCTGATTTCTCAAAGAATATTGAAACAAATTCGGAGAGTGCAAAACGATTCCTTGGGCCAACGCTTGAGCAGCCAGCACATGCTGCTCGCAACCATACCCAAGGCTGGCCGTCCCCACGTCTGTGAAAAAATCCAAATATTCATTCCCACCATAGGTAACGAGCCGTGAACCATTGCCGCCCACAAACACCAAATCCTTGAATTTCAACGTATTCATGATGCTATGCATCTATTTTCTCCTTGTGAATGTTGTGAACAATTTCCTGCCAACTATTCACCGTTTTCACCAACGGCGCATCAACTTCCTTCTCTCCTTTTAAATCCAAAAGAAACACTGTAATGCCTAACGCTGAAACCTCCAGCGCGTGTTTCTCTCTGTCCTCAACAAACCATTGCGGAAACGCAGGTTTAAGATGATCACAGATAATTTCCGCTTTATCCCTACCAAATAACAACAAATCATACGGAACGCCGTATCTATCCAACCACCGTATTGTATCAGAGTACAATCTTTTGTGTTTTTTGTATGGGCGAGCTGTTATTATGGCTACTTTATAACCGATTTCTTTGAATAATTTAATACATTCAATTGAGTTGTCAATTGGAGACAAGTCAAGAAATTTCCCTTTTTCTCTCCATTCAAATTTTAACGCTTCTTGTTTGGCCAGAATCTGACTTGGCGATTCACAAGAGTTGGCTATTTCAGCCAACTCATCATCCAACGGTCCCAAATCAACAACACAACCATCTAAATCCAAACCAATCAACCGAGAATCGCTTGTCAATTTGGCTTGCGCTACTTTTACTCGATGTCGAATCACTTCTGTTTTGCGAATGAACCTATTATAAAATTCTTCGTGCGTAATTCCATATAAATGCATCAATGATATTAAGTATTTGATTACATCAACCGCTTCCTCAAGTATGGCGCTTTCACTTATCCTCAAATCCCCCAAAATGTGCTCTTTGTAATTAGTGGACGCCGATGCCAACTCCGTCACTTCTTCGTTCAACCCAATGATAAAATCCTTGGCTAATGCTAATTTATCCACTTCCGGCATATCGCCAGAGCCAAACCCAAATTCCTGTTGCTGGAAAGCTTGTGCGCTCCAAATTTTTTCCAATTTACAACATTTAATGTTTGAATTTTGATCAAACGGCATAGATTCCCTCGCGATTAAAACCTTGACGCACGAGACGCGCCATATTACAACCATTTCTCGGCTAATTCAATTGCGTTTTCCAAAATTTTATCAACGGTTCCACGCGAATTCCATTCAGCAAAACGACCCAATGGCGCCATATTTTCCGGCCACTGTATTTTTTCGCCCATTGGGTGCAAGTGCCCTTTCAAACCTCTTGTTATTTTTTTTATAACATAACCAGCACCGAATATAAAATTTAAATCAGAAACGACATCTACCATTCGTGGTGCCAATTCACCATTCACTTCACAAACGTAACACACACCATCAACAGAAAAACGATGAATAGCATCACCAGGCGTATATGGCGTATAGACATAGTCCCAACCAGCATATCTATCATTTTTTGGCACAACGTCAATCAAATTCAAATTCATCGCCATAGCATCAGGAATATAAAAATCAACCAATCTCTTGATAATCCACAACGGCACGGTGAAAATCAAATAGTCAAAAGCATACCGCCTTCCCTTATCAGTCATCAGAGAATTTTCGCCCAACACTTTGATCACTTTTTCCCTCACTATCTCGCCACCATCCCTTTTCAACCTTGCGGCCAACCTATTCACCATATCCACAAAATCCAACCTGATAGCGCCCTTGGAAATACTATTGGCTGGGTCATTCATGGCGGTCTTGTAATGGCTGCCTGGCTCCATCATCCTGGTTTTACGAAAATGGTCCATTTGAATTTGTGCGACCTTGTACTTGTCCATCCGTTGAAACAATTCCGGATAGCGTTCAACCACCCCTCTGTTAAGAATTCCGCCTTTCACGGAGTAGTTGGAAAAAACCAACCCCAAATCGATGAACAAGCCCGTCATGTTATCAGTTCGGTGTATGTACTTCAAACCGCCAGCAAGAAATTCCCCGCCCAACTTACCACACTCAAACATCTTAACATGCGCCCCAAAACTGGAAAAAATGCATGAACTCACCAATCCAGCCACACCGCCACCGACAACCAAAACGTCTTTCGGTTTACTCATAAACGCCTCGCAACATAATAGGAAAACGCGCTGTCGAATGTGGAAACCGGCCAAAGTTTTGCCAGCAGATCGAGCAGCGCGTTTTCCTATTATACCGTACAGCAATGTTCATAGCAATACTCTGTTCTGCAATTTATTCAGGCAAACCCAACACGCCAGCCGATACCAATTGACCAATACTTTCTGCCATTATGGATAATTTTCTTTTATCCAACCCTTTAATTAATATATTGAAATTTTTATTTTTTCTCGATACCGGCTTCAATATTTCCAAATTGGCCTTAGATAGATTAAGCGTCATATCATCTAATGCACAGGTCAATTCCGCATCAAATGTATCGGACGCAGGCCGCAGCTTCAGAAGAATCAATAAAGCATCCCTGCCGTAATTTGCACGAACATACACAGCCACATAACCGCTGGTTTTTGATCTATCCGCGACAAACAACTTTCCCGGAGTCGGGACTGTGCCTGCAATAGCAAATTCATATCCGGGCATGCTCTTCAACAATCGTTGGACAAAAAAATCAAACTTTTTCAACAACTTTTCTCTTTTAATTTTAGCATTAGTCCTTTTGGCCTTCTTGGATGCCAAAATGGCAACACGAGATGGCCCGTTGCGCCTAGCATCTTGTCTGCTTCGTTTTTTCCGCGCATTGGACAATTTATCGCAAAAACGCAAAAACGCCCCGTCATCACCGTTTGATTCAAATCCATCATCGGTCTCGGTCAAAAAAACACCCAAACTAAGTTTTTGATCTTTCAAATGATTTCTGAACGCTCTACAAATTCTTTTTAAATCACAAGGCTGCCGCTCATCCGAATCCGTTGAAGCGACATTGCCATCACAAGCACAATTGAATTTTTTATATCTCGAAAAACATTGCGGTAATTTATCGCCCATTCTTCGCCTTCCTCAATTCAGCAACCAAACATCCATACCAATCGACCGGGATTTTCTCTATGGTTCCTATATCTCCAAACAACAAACCTTGTATGACATCGAAGTGACCGACCAAAACCAAGGTACAACACTCTTTGCCTCGCTTTATAAGCATAACAACGCCCCAGTTATAAAAATCAATATCTCTAGTATAAATACCGTTTTCTTCACAAATCCTGTTTATCACAACGTCATCCAGAGACATTTTGGATATAATTTTTGAAATCAGTTTTTCATCTCTCTTATCCATTCTGCTGATGTGAATTATCGGCCATCTTTTACTATTTACCATGTCACCGTACAGACTTATGAATTCATCTTTCTTGGCCAGCTTGGTAAAACGCCTCTTAATAGCGTGTATGGCCCACGAAACTTGATTCATAGTCAAATCCAATTCTTGGGCAACATCATAAATTGTCTTTTTGCTTCCAAACAATATTTTGGTTAATCTATTTTGGGCCGACGAATCGTCTATATCAAACAAACTAAAATAGACATCCCTTTCCCTGTCAGTCATCTCTTCCATTAATTTTTTTTCAAATTTCACCAACAAGTTGTAATTCTGCAGCTTGATTAATTGTTCACACGGATTTCCATCGATGCCAAAATTATGAATGATCTTGTGAAGCACATCTTCATCTATATTATTCAACTTCATAGCATTCACACGAACACCATATTGATCGCAACTGTTATTCGCACATGCCCAAGCGCCCTTATTTTTCAACATAATTTTACCACATGCCCAACAAACGTATCTTCTTGGCGCGTTATTGACATAAGCTCCACAAGCTTGATATTGGTTTACCATCTTGGATAGCATCGGTATAAACATAGTGTCCAACACCTTACCCGCAAACGCTGCCAACGTTCCTCTTCTCGTATCATCATAATGACCCAAGGCATCCAGCAAAAACATCTTGGCCTCTTGCTTATAATCATCTATGGTGAAACTAGGATCCACATTGGCTAGATAATCATATTTACGTGCCTTCATGTTTATCAACGAATCCAAACTTTTCAAAACTTCTACTGCTGATTTTTGGTGTACCATGGCCGGTCTCCTTTTTTTTCATCGCCTAACCTCAAGGCAATTAACTAACATTATAGCCCTTTTCCAACCAAAAATCTAGTGTTTTACTGATATTTTTTTATTTTTTTACGAAAACGCAAAAATATCAAGACTTTAAAAGCTTATCTTTAGACGCAACCAATTTAGTATTCAACAATAAAGCCCTATGTTTCGCAAAGGATTCTGATTTACCGATGGCGTTGGCAGCCTGCTCTTTCGTGGAGTCGCCAGGGTCAACACCAAATGGCAATTTTGCTATATAAATACCACCATATCTACAACCCAATTGCTTAGCGACATTGAATGGTGCATCAATCTCTTCTGGATCCAACATAATCACAAATGATGTACTAGGCGGGAAATGAGACGTGATCATCCTCAATTGTGATTTATGCAAATTTTTCCCCAACAACGATAAAGCATTGAATCCATGTTGCCACATTTTTATGGCGTCAAACGGCCCCTCAACCAGAATCACATCCGCCTTGGGATCAACATAATCCCAACCCAATATCAACCGAGAATGAGAGACACCTGGCGGATTCTTGTATTTTGGTTGCGCTCTGCCAGTTAAATCTCTAGCCGTGAACGAATAACCATTTGGACAACTAATAGGTATTATCAACCTATGTGCAAAATCACCTGTTTCACAATATCCTAAATTCCACACTTTTGCCGTCTCACGTTCAATTTTTCTGTCTGCGAGATATTTTGGGAATCTCCAATTTTTACCATCCCAAATTTTTTTCATTTTCTTTGGCAAATCGCACTCAACTCGGCATTTATTTTCAAACTCTTGTTCTTTTCCGCCAATTTTTTTTATTACATCCAAAAGTGTTAAGGGCGTTTTACGCCTACGAAATTTCACAATTTTAGTCAGAAGAAATGAACGCGCCTCTTGCCAAGTAATTTGCTCAATTTCTGCTATCAATCCTATTGCACGCCTGCCTCGAAAATTACATTTGAAACAAATATAATTTCCTGTTTTCATGTCGACATAAAAAGCGCCCCAACGATCACAAACAGGACAAACCGCTGTGATTTGCTTAGAGCCAGTCACTGATGCTCCATTCAAATTATTTTTACAATACGATACGATATCAAAATCACCCAGCACTATTCCACCCGATTGATTGGCTACACCAATGTTTCACATCAGCATAACAATCATAACATAATTTAACGCCGCATCTATCGCATACATACAACGCAATATTTGATTCCAAATTACCACAACAATTACATTCAAATACATCGTCATTATTTTTAATCATATTGCAATCACACATACTTTGTCATTCCTCCAACTTAGCGCCTTTTTTCAAATTACAAACCGAACAAGTTAATTGTAAATTATCCATATCATATAGATTCCCGCCTTTTGATATGGGGCATATATGATCAACATGATAGCCATTACGGGCTCTCTCGTTTAATTCACATCCACAAATCTTACAAACTCCTCCATCACGCTTGAAAACACGCTTACGTATCTTGCCCCAATCTGTTTTATCCAAAAAAATTTTAACACATACATCCGAACAAAATGTGCGCCTTCTTTTAGGCAGGTCACCTTTGCAAAATCTACATTTGCCTTTAATATATGGATAAACAATTTTACTATCAAACCTATTACACGCCATCCAACTCCTCCTCTCGGCCCAAACCGATTAAAGAAATAAATTCACATGATTACCATTATTTAGTTCATATTTTTATCATCAATTAAGCACTTTATTCTATCTGTGAATTCCGCAACTCATTATTGCAGTTCACGTATAAGCATTTTTGAAAAATCTGCATCCATGGGAACAACGACACGGGCTTCTCCGTCGCGGTATTTCGCCAAAAAAAGCTCACGATACTTGCTAGTTGACGAAATGACGCCCAACATTTTGTCATTTTCATCTTCTTCATCATCGTCCAATTCCACCTTGGTGCTTCTTGTATTTTTTTTAGGATCATTGATTGAAATAACCGTGTCGGCCAAACGTGATTTATCGTACGACTCAGATGCAGATTCCGCCGTAGCAACAAGCTCTGCCCATTCTCTGCCTGCATGCGTGCTACTCCACACTACGTATCCATCTGATTCAGCAAGCGCCTTTAAATCACGATATACAGCTGCTTGAGACAAACGATACGATTCATACTTCCCCACGGCGCTCATGTGATCGCCTGAATCCATCATTATGGCCGTTGGTCGAAACTTGTGATTGTGCCAAAGATCATCCAAAATTCCTTTCAAGATATTAATATTACAAGCCCCAACCGGCATGGAAACAATTTTAAACAAATTTTTCCACATCTTCTGTGCCTTTTTCCGTCTATTCTCAATTTCTCTTAATTCACTTGGCGAAAAATCAAATGATTTGAATTTTCGATATTCCATCTCAAGCCAACGAGAATCTTGTCTCATAGCAATCTGTCGAGCAGGCATTTCAAGCGCCACATACAACGTTGGAAATCTGTTTCTAACCGAGTTGAACGCAAAGTTACTAAGTAGAGCAGATTTGCCCATCCCGGTAGTCCCGATGATCAAACCCAACTCGCCCACCTCAGCACCGCCAGACATGATGGAATCAAATCGCTTCACCCCGGTCGGAATCTTGATGAACTCATCGGGATTCCGTCTCTTATGCTCCCTTTCCCGTTGCCGTTCCTCAAAATCCTCAATCCAATGAATAAGTGAATAATCACTAGCCCGGCTATCAGCTTTCACCAACCGGTTCAATGCAGCATATGTTTTCTCAACATCCCCAGACTCCAACGCTTCAGCCGCTGCCTCCATCGCCAGTTGCGCGTTGACCGCCCTGACAAATTTTTCAAGTTCGTCCAAAGTGGCTCGTGCCGCTGTTGGTTTCTTCCTGAACAACCTTTGGGCCAACTCCAAGGGTGCAATTTGATCCTCTGTATCGATGTATTCGCTCTTGATTTTCGCTGCCATCAAAACAGGAGTCACTTGTTCTCTGTATTTATCCCATACCCCTTTAATTGTTTTCCACACAAAAGAATGTTGCGGCGTACTAAAATGATGCGCATCGAGAATCCTGGACGCTTGTTGTAAATAAGACGCGTCCTGCAGCGTTTTCGCAAGCACTTCATCTTCAAAACGTTGATCAAATGCCATCAATACCCCATCTCTTTTGACATCCTAGTTCCCAATTCCAGCCTAAAATCACCAGGAGATAATTGCACGATTTTCGATTTGCCCGCCATCATAGAGCCTACGGTTGAACCATAAGCACTTTTCAACCCATCTATCGATAAATTCGTGGCAATCAATACCGGTCCATTTTCATCATATCTTTTTCTAAGTATTCGCTCAATCTGCGTATCAGTATACGTTCGTTCTCTGCTTTTTCTTTTTTCCTTGCCCAGTTCGTCTACGAATAAAAAATCGCTCGTAAGCATCCATTCCAACTGCTTCTTGATTTCAACATCATCGAATCCAGCTTTTATATTATATTCCAAATCCAGCACATTCGTGTAATATGCCGTCCTTCCACATTGAATTGCGACATTCAAGATGTATGAACCAAAAAACGATTTACCACACCCGTTATCGCCTGTAAGCACCAATCCATATCCACGTTTCAAGGCCAAGTTTATTGAATTTGCATATTTTACGATGATTTTTTTAAACACGCCCCTATTGTATTTCACCATTTCGCCCCGTGTGATTACAAAATCACGTGGCAAACAAGCCGTGTATTGTTGGACGGCAATATTAAATTTAATATTGCAATCGCACCTTGAATTCGCGCCGCCGCATTGACAACTCAACAGATACTTTTCTCTTGCTGCCCTCTCAAACGTAGCGATATCATTAATTGTTCGCATCTCTAACCTTTGTTATTCCATCAATCAGTATACGCCAATATTACGCCTTGATCATTTTCGATCAAAATCACATTTTGCATCTGCTTCTGTTAACTCTATTTCCATATCAACACTTAGAGATATGAAATAATCAATCGCTAATATCATTAATTACACAAATCCTTATATAGAGTTTTGGCTAGATACTTAGCCGCTTCAATAATTTTGTCATCGATAAAAACATCGCACCCCGATGCCAAAGCCCTGGCTGCTATTTGAACTGATAACAACTCTCTGTCATTGAATCCGAAATCGCCGTGCCTTGATTTCGAAAGTCTTGGTCTAATTCTGGGGTCCAATTTATTCAATTGAGAATAATCACTTCCAAATATGTTTTCAATCACATCTTCAGCCGGTCGCTCAATTTCATTATCATCAGCTTCAGCCGCAGTGATGATAGCGTATTCACTAGTCAAGAAAGATAGTGGTGGAATTTTCATCCTTGCTCCATCATATAAATTAAAGACCCTATTGTGCCAATATTGAAACAACTCAATAGGCAATAATTTTCGCTCTAAACAGGTTATAACAGCAGACACGATACGTTTTTTGTCACCTTCCCTAACGGTGAATTTACGCACTCTTTCGCTTGATTCGCCATTGGCCCTCATAATTGCCTTCCTGTATCGCGTGTATAAACGAATAAATTCTGAACGAAATTTTTTTGTGATTTTTTCTTCGCAATCTTTATCTAATTTGATTATTAGCAATATTTTTTCGCGTTGATTATCATCCAATTCAAACGAAATAACCGGGTTGCCGCGCTTGTCTAAATCTTGCCAAGGCAACGCAGGATTACAACTAATTTTACTCCCGCCTCTTTTTTTGCGTTCGGCCCAACCCTTTTTCAACGCCTCACTTTTACATTTTTTGTTATCATTTCGCGTTTGCAACATTGCCTGTAAATTGATCTTGGCCATTTTACACTAAACTTTCTTTTTATCAAGGGGGGGATTATGGGGGGGATTAATTTTTCTTTTATACCCTTAACTCTAAAGCTTATATTTTTAATTACAGACCTTCTTTTGCACATACTATTTCCCCTTACGGGGAAAATAGTATATACAAAAGAAGGAAAAATTGAGAAATCACAATTTTTCTTGTATTTTTTTTCACATATTTTTTTCTGGATGAAAATCAATTTATTTTTTACAACCTTACAAATCTATTGAAACCAATTATAGCTGCTCTTTTAATCAAAACAACAGTTGTTTTTTTGCCCAATCCATTGTTTTTACATTCAACGTAATTCAACAACTCCAATTCGCGAAGCATTTTATTACAAGTTGATAACGGAATTCCAATTGCGGCAGCTACATTGGCGCGACCAATCAATTGATGATCTCTTAACATCATCAATCTAATCCAAACCGCAAAAACGTTTCCACCCAATTCTTCAAATGCATCTTCAATTTTGATGTAATTCGTCATATTGTTTTCACCTTCAAAATAAATGATGCCTCGGATTTGTAAATGTTCAACCTTCCTTTGGAGTGCTGGGCAAAATAGTGGTTGGTCATGTCCATAAAATCTATGAAAATGGCTTGTCGTTTGTTCTCGTGCGTCGTAAGATTTCTCATTCGTTGTTTTGTTGCCTTGACATCTGCGCCGCCTTCAGCGTTGATAACGCACACAATCTCAGGTATGTCAACGCCTTCGCCAAAAACTGTTCCAACTATTACATTGACTTCGCCATCCTTGAAGCTTTGAATCTTTTCCCTTCTCTCGACCACGGTATTTTTTCCAGTTATCTTCCAATGGTCTATATTCATTTTACCAAGCAACTCTGATATTTTTTGAACTTGATTCAATCGATTGGTGACGATAAGAACATTATCACCGGCGTCCAGTCTTTCCATTGTGATCTTGGCAATCATCAAATTCCTCACGGGATTTTGATATATACATTCATTTGCCAATTCACCACTCCACGAATAACCAAACATATCTGGGGATTCTACTTTGTACAATTGAACGATTGGTTGTTGTAAATAGCCTTGATCAATCAACGTTGAAGGCGAGATTTTATACAATATGTCGCCGCATACCGCCCTTAGCCAGATGACTCCCAATTCGTTTTGTTTATCATCCTCGAATTCGACTGTTGCGGATAGGCCAATGATGTGTGGCGCATCCATGTCGAACGCTAAATCTTGCCATGAGTCTGCTACTAGGTGATGTGTTTCATCGAATATCAATAGCGGATACTGCTTTTTCATCGTTTTGTATCTAGGATCATTTTTCTTTTTCGCTCTTGCCAATGATTGAACTGTCGCGACCGTGATGTTATGTTCGTACCAATGCGAATCTCCAATCATCCCAACATCAGTCATCAAAACATTTTCAAGGGATTCTTTCGTTTGATGCAAAAGCAATTGGCTGGGAACCACGAAAAGGGCTTTTGACCTTAACTTTCGAATGATGCCAGCCGCAGTTATGGTCTTTCCACTACGGATGGGCATTACCAATATGCCCCTGGCCTTTGGTTTTGTTCTTTTTTTAGATGTTGTTGCGGCGTTGATTGCTTCTACCTGATATGGTCTAAGCTTTATTTTATCATTCCAACCATAGGATTTTTTTTGTAATTTTTTCGGTTTGGTTTTGAGATTTTTTATCTTATATTCCACTTCATCTTTTTCAAATAGACGAATGATGTCTTGTAACAAACCGGATGGACATCTGTATCCGTGCTTGTTACTGAATTTCAAAAGTCGTTTTCTGCCATCCCAAAAGCCCTTTTTAAAAGATTTGGTGAATTGACAGCCGGCAACTTTGTAGCTAGTAACGGAATTGATGTTTCTAATGAGACTTCTGGATGCGCCCTTAATTGTTACAAAATTATTTTTTAAAATTAGCGTTACCATAACGTATTATACGTGTTGTAAATTATAGTATATGAATTTTTTTAAAATTATTAGTGAATTATTATGAATATGGATAAAATGATTGCCTCTATTCCCGCCAAGGTCCAAGGGACCCATTTATATTTATTTTTCTTTTCCATTTTTAAAATTTGGTCATTCCTTTTGTTATAAAGTTCTGAATAAAAATCACTTTTTGATTTGTTGTTTAAAGCCATAGTTTTCCATGAATTTGCGTTTTTTTCTGAAAGAATTAATTCTTTTTTCAAACTTTTAATTTCTTGCTCCAAACTCAAGGAATATGACCATAGTAGGTGATAATCGATAATAATGTGGGACAATTGAACGGCACCATCTTTATCAAATCCCATGAATTTTTCACCAGAACATGTTGTGATCAAAAGTGCTTCAGGTTCTGTGAGGCGATTGCTAGGTCTTTTTGCTTCTGTTTTTGTTGAAAACGTTGACAACATCGTTAATATCGTTAGCGTTATCAATATTGATGTGTTTTTCTTGATTTTTTTCAAATTCATGTTTTCTTTCCTTTTCGAGTTTATTTCTTTTTTGCTGTTCTATTTTTTTTAATTTTTCATTTTCTTTTATTTTTTTTGTCAATTCGTTTTCTTTTGTTTTATATTCGTTTTCGATGAAGGAAATAGCATCTCTTGTGGTTTCGTCATCGTGCATAGTAGAGACCATGGTAAAGGTTTTATTCAGCAGCAGCCATGCTCCTGACACGGCTATCAGTATTATAAGTGCAATCCACGCTATAGCCTTTTGCCATGATGATAATTTTTTATACCACATTAAAATTGATGATGGAGTGAATTCCATTTTAACACCACTTTATTATTCTGGAGTTGTGGATTGTTTTTTGCCTTCAAGTTTGGAAAGAAAAATTGGACCAAGTATTTTTCTGGATACATGTGCTGCTAAAGCAGATAATAATCCAAAAACAATTACAATCCCGATTTCACCATCTGGCCTAATCCCTGGCACAAAGGCGCCGCCCATGCATAAAGCTAATGATAAAAATAGACCAAAATTTTTCCAAAATTTAGTCTTATTGAGACTGCTATCTTTGTATGGTAGTTTACCTGCAATTAACATAATGGTAATTACGCAACCGGCCAATTGGGCCATTTCCGTGGTTACTAGTGTGGATAATAAGCCTTCCATTTGTTTACCTTTTCTCTTTTTCTGGATTTAATTCCATGTTTTTATTTGTCACCAATAAATTAATGATTGTATTTATGCCGCCATCAAGAGATATTAATTTTGTTTCTTTTTCTAAAATTAATGCCTTTAATTGTTTTAATTCTGTTTTTGTTTTTTCAAACAATTGAACGTTAACTAGCAACGATGGAACAACACTTTTTTCAAAATTACTCGATGGTTGTTTTTTGCCTGAAATGATTTCATCGATATATTTTTTGATTTCTTTTTCATCCATTGTTACAAATTTTGCGGCGTCTTTCATATTTTTTCGTGCTCTTTTATGAGGGAAACGGCTTCCATCCAAATGGTGTTTACGGATTTGTTCTCGTCCAATTCATCAAATTCTAATTTACAGGGATTTTCAAACATATTACCATCTACAACACGATATTCGGCCCAAGCATTGTGTATGCCGCGAGAATCTCCTGTTACAACTATTCTGAATTTTTTTTGTAATTCTCTCATGGTGCACCTTTATTCAATCCCTTCGTTTGATTTTATTTGATTGTGAATATTTTTCCAAAATTCGTTTAAAGATGTTGATGTATCCGGATCGTCAATAACCACATTCAACACTTTGCTAACTGCATTGCCTGAAACTATACGGTATGTGGCGTACACCCTAGGCGGGTATGATTTTTTTGGATCGCCGCTCAAAAACAAAGTGACATCTTTTAGTTTTTTACTCATTTCAATTACTCCTGTTGTCGATAGGCCGACATTGGTATGTTTTTTGATTCTTCCAATATATTTGGCACAATATCAAAGTGACACCAAATTTGATAACCATTTAATCTTGCTTTTTTAATCCACATTCTGTCTGGAGTCAACCAATCCCCTGTATATTGCAGCGGTACATTTCGAAATACAACTGTTTTTATCAATGAACATCCCCAGCCGATACTAGCAGATTCTCTTGTGTCGGGCAATTTTTGTAATCCTTCACCATGACCTCTGCCTGTTAATAATATATCTTTATCGGACAATATCATTTTTATGAATTCGTTTGATTTTAAAATTACATCGGCATCCAATATCAATACGTGTGTGAAATTATTTGCTAATGCCCAATCTATGCATTGGCTTATGGCTAAAAAATTGCTACCAAATTTGGAATCATGAAATTTCGTGGTGATAAAAAATTCCGTTTCGCATGGAGCCTTTAATAATTCACATATACCTTGTGAATATTCTTGGAAATATTTGGTTTTTTTAGGCCACCAAGCAGTTGCTATCAATATTTTATTTTCTTTCATTGTTTACACTTGATTGATTGATGTTTTTGATTTGTTCTCTTAGCTCTTGAGTTTCTTTTTTGTGCAGCTGATAGAGTTGTTTAATCGCGCCCAACAAAAACATAGTTGAATCGCTCAAATCTAAAAAGTGATCGCCTTCATCTGGATCTAATGCGCCTTTCATTGGCCAAGGTATCGTGGATTCATCACCTTTATTCACGTCATATGTTTTTCCGCCTTTTTCAATTTTCACAACTTCATTTGTTGGTTGATAATTTTCAATTAATGCTAAATCATCATAAGTATCAAACGTAGTCAATGAATTTTTATACATCAAGTTGTTCGCATATACATAATCCCAATAATTCGTAGCGCTGCCTAGATTGCGTGCTGCTGCTGCATATGGTATGAAATCCGAAATAGTGGTCCCTTGTAAATTAAAACCATCTGTATAAATAGTGCCATCTATGTACAGATCATCCCATTCATAAGATGCCCCGCCTAGATTGTATATTCCATCCGTTGTTGGAACAAAATTGGCTGCGCACCCTTCGCCTGCATCTATGGATAAATTCAACGTGTCCACGTTTGCCACACCGTCTATGTATAAATTTTTCCATTGTGCCGTTGCGGCTCCAAGATCATAAATGTCATCGCCATCTGGTGTCAGGTTAGAAACCACACCGCCACCAGCTCCGCTGGCGCAATTCAATCTATCTATGTATGCTGTACCATCTATATATAAATCTTGCCATTCATAAGATAAACCACCAAGATCATATAGTCCATCCGTAGTTGGAACAAAATCGCCTGCACACCCTTCGCCTGACGCATATGACAAATCCAAAGTGTCAATATGCGCTGTCGCATTTATCCATATTTCATGCCATTGATATGTTGTGTTGCCTAGATCATAAATATCATCTGTAATCGGAACAAAATGACTGCCAACGCCTTCGCCGCCAACATCCGATAACACTAAACCATCTATGGTTGCAGAACCATTCAAATATAAATTTCTCCATTGATATGTTGTGTTGCCTAGATCATAAGCATTGTCAAATTTGGGAACAAAATGGCTGCCAACGCCTTCGCCAGATGTTGTAGAAATGGTTAGCGAATCAGTTGTAAGATTGCCATCAAAATATCCATCTTGCCATTGAAAAATGCTGGAGCCTAGATCATATGCATCATCGACATTGGGCACCAAAGCAGTTTCCACGTTGCCACTGACGATTAAATTTTGTACACCAACTGTTCCTGAAAAATGGCCATCTTTCCACCTTTTGGTGATTGTTCCTATATCATAGGCATCATCTGTTTTGGGATAAAAATCCTGCCCCAAACCATCAGCAAATATATCAATCCACGATTGGCTAAAAATGATTTGTCCACTTGTATCAAATACGGTGGGCGGGTTCCCTGCGCCAGCACCAGTAACTGTGCCAACATAAGCATGCTCAGCAATCGTTGCACCAGAATATCTTTGTATACGCGGACCCAATAATGCCACTTTATATTCCGAAGCTGTGGTGCTTGCCGTGGATTGGCCCAATATACCGGTCGTTGTGATTTGGTTTACGCCGCCGCTCCATTGGACAGTGCATTCCTCGATTGCAATGGATTTATTGATTGCACCTGTTGCCGGATTGTTCATCCACACTAAACACTTTCTGCCTGCATTCGATACGCTATTTTCTGTTACATTTGTAACATTAAACGTTAGTGTTCCACCATTATCAACAACGCTATTTGGTTGAGATGATACCCCAATTTGATCCTGCCAAGATACATATTCAGGCTGACCATAAACCGGATTGATTTGAACATCAGTAGGTATGGCGGCGTATTTTATGTGGACATGATATATTACACCGCTAGCGTTTTCAAAATATAAATTGGTATTTTCAACATAGGACGGATTTACGTCTAAAAAATGACCAACTCCGTCACATGCCAAACTCAAAGGATCGATCTTAGTCACTTGAATTTTGTCCGCACCATCAGCCGCAATGGTGGCCCCGAATCCTAACCACCCTGAAGAACTGTAATTTTTAGAATTCATTTCATATATTTGATCATTTAAATAATTAAAAAATCGCGTACTAAAATCAGTAGTGCCTATGATTCGCTTGGTGGTAATTGCCAAATATTCTTTTCCAGTTGTCATATTTTCTCCTATGGGTTTATGTCAATCAATTTTATATCGCCTGGAATGTTAAACGCTTCTACCTCATCTATCTGCACAGTGCTTCCAGGCGAGTGTATGAAACCGATTGAACCTTGCAAAAATGTTGAATCATTTACCTGCGCTATTAAATTATTGTCCACGTATACGCTTAATTGCGTTGTTCCATTGTAATTATAAGCATGCATTCTTAATCCATACCACACATTTTCTTGCAAAATTCCCCACGGCGAATAAGAAACTGTTTGCAAAGATATCACACTAGAACCAGATTTTTTGGCCAACTTGATTTGATTACGATTGACGTTGATCAACGCAAGAAATCCATCGTATGTATGGCTTAAAAACGGAGATACGTGTGTGACATATACTCCCATGCCAAACTCGACACCATCCCCTTTGATTCTTGAATATGCTACATAATCTTGCCATTGATACGAAGTTGGCCAATTTAATCTGATTATTCCGAAATAAGTGCTGTTTTCCATTTTGCCAATCCCGTCTTCATATATCAACTCATCGTCTATGATTCCAGGATCATACAAATCAATCCAATTTTCGGCATCGTAGGTGAATCTTTCTAAAATTTTCAGATAATGTACGGTTATTCTTTCACCAACAGGCCTTGTTAATTTCATAATACTTTCCACTAATTGTCTATTTAGGTAACCATCATCTGTTATTCTCAAATTTGAGTGATATTCTGAATCCCCCACGCCAGGTATATCAATGATATGCGGGTCTCTTCCCTGATGTTCTTCGCCAAGCTGCGTAACATCAATTATCCATCTGAAATCAAACCAATTCCAAATTCGACAAGGCGCTTGAGTTAACAATTCCAATATGCTAATTGTTGTGCTTTCCACGCCTCTATCTTTCCAAAAGGCTATGGAAATTGATATTAATTTTCTGAGTGTATCGTAATCTAGTTGATCAGTAATATCAGATAAATCATCCGTCCAACCAACAATATTTTTCATGTGCTGTAATAATCTATCTGGTATAGCGAGGATGTTCCAAAGATTTTTTAATGAAAATATAGAAGTGTGCGTGGTTTTCCAAATTTCTTGAAAACCTTGTAAAAATCTTTTTAAAAATAAACCATTTTGTAAATCTTCTAATCGTATGGAATTGGTAAGAAATCTATACATTTCTAAATCAAGAATTTCAACTTCAATAACCGTTTCATATCCCAAAAATTGCGAAGTTGAGCCCGTTATAAGTTGATTAAATGCCAAATCTTGGAATTTATCGCTTCCTGGTTGAGTAATTGTCACCGTGTACAATTCACCAGGTGTTTGGTTTGAAGTGATTATTGTAACGATTTCACTATCAACGTTTAAAACATCAACGGCAATTAATCCTTTGTCAAATGAATAATTATTAGCTTCTCTGATGGCCCGTTCATCCAACATTGGTTCGCTGAAATTGATTTTAATTAAATTTGAACTTATTGATTCGACCGTACTGATGGTTGGAATTTCGCCAATGCCTGTGTAAATTTGCGGTGTTGATCCCAAATCTATTGGCATCAATTCGGGATCGGTGGGCCCATTAACAGTAGCAATTGCCAATTGATACAAACTACCAATGGTATGTTCGGTGCAATTTATTTCAATCCAAGTCGGTTCTATGACATTTTCTGTTATGATGCTATTTATTATTGGCTGAACGTCATCAGTTGTAGGACGTATAATTGTGTAATTCGAAATTTTAGTTAATGCGTCGTTCTTCAACATACCTCTGTCAAAAACAACACGAATTTTTTTTTCGTATGGTGTGACAGAAAGTATACCAACTTTCCCAGCAAGATGCGCAAAACCATTCAATTCAATGTTTGCTAAACCCCAACCAAAAATATCAGCCATTATTGAATCCTCAATCTAGTGGCCAAAATTCTGTAAGTGTCACCGTCAGGAATATTAACGGTTTGCGGTGTTCCAGAGCCATTGTCCAATATCCCAAATAATTTGGGGATTCCCGAATCCCAAATAACCCAATGTGTTAATCCATTCCAATTAGCGCCGCTTGGTGTCCAATTGTATTCAATTCCATTTGATTTTATGCCGCCTGATGCTGGTGGCCAGTTGGTGCTATTATTTGTTATTGATAATCTAGCATAACCGCCACCGGTGGGCTCTGTAATATTGCTACCATCCGGATTAGGCGTGGTTGAAGAAAGCCCTAATTCAATAGTCACGCCTAATTTTGTGGCCGATGATCCTAACATATCGTCTAATATTGTATTTTTAAAAACAGTGAAATACATCGCTACCTCTATGATGGTGTTATTACGGTTATGTTCAGCGTTCCAAGTATTGGCAACTCTCTTGGTTGTAATTGCACCCCGCTACTACCGGGGACGGAAATTTCAACTTTGGTTATGTTGTCTTCATCTACAGCAAAAATCTCATGATTTAGTCTAGATACTTCAATTAATTCACCAAAATCCCACTCGTATGCGACCCCATCATCTTTCAAAGCATTAGGTTGTAATATTTGTGTTAATTTTGTTTCAATAGTGCTTTTTTCTATGTTGCCATATACGATTGCTGTTATATCGATGCTTCTTTGGTTGTAATTCACTGCTACAACTTGTTGATTGGCCACGATTCTTTGCGGCAAAGGTGGATTGGCATATTTATCGCCGTTGAAATATTCTTCAATTGCTAACAATTGAGCCGATGATGCCAATCCGCCGCCCTTGGCCATAACAACTAATTCAACGGTTTTTGGTCCATACCCCTCTTCGATTGCAAATGCCCTTTCAAATGGATTAGAACCATCGGTTCCTTCATAATCCTTGGCCATGGCAATAACGTCATCTGGCCCAATAGCAACATTTTTTGTTCTGATGGATGCCGGTCCTTCGATTTTAACTCTAGCCAATGAGGTTTCGCTTGCCCCGTCTGCCTCTGCCCAACCAGTTGCTTGTCTTGGATTTTTGGCATTATCGATAAAAGTTAATCCGGTTTTATCAATTGTAATTGTATTTGCTCCAACATTTCCATCTGCACCACCTCCATATCTAAACGATATGATTATGTTGCCAATTCCAATTGGGGGTACGGCACCCTTTTCGTTTCCGCCGAATATTATAGTGGCAACATCATTTTCACCTAAAATTATCATGTAATGTTTGTCTGTGGGCGATGAATCTAAAAAATTATTTACTCTTGCCCATATATCACCACCAACTGTTACAATTTCGCTTCCCCACAAAAAATTCTCCTCACTTAATTTAAATTGTTGATCGGACAAACCGGTTGAATTAAACGGTGAATCTGTTTTTGTTCTGCCTTGTGTAACTAATTTTTTCACATATTGCTTCCCAGCGTCCATTTTTGTGTATTGAAAAATTGGCGCTGTAGGCGTAGTGACAGTTGTGATTCTATATCTTAGCCAAAAAGCATTTTTATTATCGATTTCAGTTGAGATCCAATCTTTAGTTAAAGTTTGCGGTAACGTAAATGTTACATTGCCATTTTGTGTTAAATTTTGAGTATTATCTATGACTTCTAATATAGTCCAATCAGAACCAATAGTGTAATCAGTTGGATTTATAGATGGCGATATTTGACCCAATAATGCACTTGTAGTTGCGATATTTGCTGTGCCGCTCCATGCACTAAACACATCTTCAAATGCTGCCGATGAATTGAGTTGTATTCTGATTTTAGTTCCTTGTCGATTGCTGGAACCAAGTAATGATGTTAAATCAAATTGAAGCGTAGTGCCAAGATCTGTAACTGATGTTGGCGAAGTTTTGCTCCAGTCTCCATCGTAAAATTCCCACACTCCAATTATATTCGCTGCTGCTGTGGTTAAAACCACGCTTAAAACATCCCACAATACTTGTTTGTGGCCAAAGTAAATAGCGTCTTTCGAATCAGGCGTTGCCCATGGCGTAAAATCATCAGCAGGTGTTATTGTTGAATTTGCTTTTGCGGTATAATCTGTGAATACTCCGTTTTCATCTGCCAATACGTAACTATGTTGATCAGTTCTGTCGATAGTAAGTGAGGTCAATGCTTCATAATAAATTGGATCAGAACTATCGGTTTTGGTTGTTGCTATTTGAGCGCGTTCTGGAATGATTTCAAAAGAAGTCGTGAAAACTTTTGATAATTGATAAATAATATCGGCTTGGGCTGGTGATGCTGGTCTCATTTCATAATCGATCAATCTAAGCATGTTTCTGACTGTTTCAGTTAATTGTGCTGTTGGCAATGTGTTTTCGTTGGCTACCATATCAATTAAACAATTATTCAAGTGTGAAACTAATGCCATCATTTTCATAAATTGAATTGAAGGCTCAACATCTGATTCATCAGTTAATTCTGGTACATATTCTCTTTTGTATTTGATCAATGCTTCCAATATGTTCGGATAGTAAAATGCTGTGAAATCGAAACTAGGTATTGTTACTATTGCACTGGTCATCTATTTTGCCTTTATGCCTTACTACCATAGTTTTTTTCAAATTCATTTATTTTATCGCTTTCGATGTTCAAATAACGAAAACTAAGTGTTATGGTTCCATCGCTATCATCGTAATTCCATTTCATAGTATCTCCTAATAATTTGAAACGATTTTGAGCTTGGAAATTTTTAAAAATACGTTTAATTCTATTGGTAATTTGCGCCCTAATTGAATCATCTGCAATATCAAATATCATATTTTGCCCAAGTGTTATATTTTGCATATAAGCGTTTTCATTGTCTCCATCGCCTAAGGCCAACGCGATTATTTTTTTATCTTGTTCGTCGCCATGGACCAATGCCAATCCGCCATTTGGTCCAACGCTTATGGGAACTTTTAATCCTGTTGGCATATTGATCTCCTATAGAATTGGCGCATACACGCCGCTAGGTGGCGGAGTCATAGTCGCGATACCACCTAATTGCAACGAGTGCAAAGCCTCAGCCACGGCAGCAGTGGCTGATTCAATATCTAAGTTGTTAGATATATTTGCTGCAAAAATCGGTTCTAGTGTTGTTGCTATAGTTGTTAAATTTGGTGGAGGCATAGCGATCATGATCAATGGAGTGGTGACCCATATGGTTGGCGCCGATGCAATGACCGTATTCCAGAATGCAACAATTCCGGCTTGAAGTATTGCACAACCATTTGGCGCTGAATTTATCCCAACCATTGCTGCTTTCATAGACGTTATGGCACCAACCAGAGAATTTGGAGTCACAGAAATGCCTAAAACTGTAGATTCATTGAAATAATTTTCCCAAGCTGTTGACCAATTGGCAATGCCTTCTGTTTCTGTTGCCACTGGAACCATTATTTTTAATTCATTTGCTAATGTTGTATGTGTTAATGGCATATTATTTAACCTTTGTAGTGGTGCTAATATTGTTAATAGGCAACAAAACAATTGGCGCCCCTGTTGGCCCGAATGGTCCTGGATGCGTATGGACATCGTAAGTAATTTTGAAATCATCTCCTCTTATCAAATAATTATCTGCTCCATTCCCTAGATTGACGTCATCTGAATTTGCTGAAATTTTATTGCTTTCCATGCTAATGGCTTGATCTGTTGCATTTAATTCAACGAATGAGCCATTAGCGTCGGTCAGTAAAATCGAACCATCTTCGTTGAATGTTAAAAATGCTGTTTTTTCATTTTGTCGCCAAGATATGTGAATTTTTTGCTCACCATTTGTATCATCGAAATAAATAATGTGTCCTGATGGCGTGGCGAATCCTCTTCGTTTTCCATAATTGTCGATAAAATCTGCCGGAATGGGTCTTGATTCGTTTTCACCATACGTCTCTTCATCGGTCCAATGCCTTTTTCCGGTCCAATATATATCTAATCCATCAATCGTGGATTGTCCAAATATTTCATCCGTATCTGAATCGCTTGCAACTTCAATTTCTACAATTTCACCAACATCGGGAATATGAAACCAACCCCAATCAAATTTAGGTAATACCCAATCGGGCAATTCGGCATTTTCATCTCCCAAAAGGCCAGCGCAGGCGACTTTGATTCTGCCTCTGTATTCTTCGTCTGAATTTGAAGTCACTATTGCGTCGTATTTTTCTAATTTCATTATGGTACCACTTTCCTGCCGTTAAATTCGCAAATATACCCATCAGAATTGCTTAATGTGTGTCTAACCTTGGAGAAATAGTATCTGCCATTATACGCAGCAGAAATGCCGTCTATGCTATGTATTTGTCTTGCCATCAACGTTTCCAGCCCTATCGTCCTCCCCTCGGATAGGATGAAATTCTCTCTTTGTCTTCTGAACCATTGCGCAACCCACGTCTCAACATCGGCTTCGGTTCTGAATCGCTTATCGCTGATTACTTCAAATGAATAATTTCCAAAAAATAATTGTATGGCAGATGCCGTAGTGTATTCACCCAAAACCGGTTCCAACGGATCGATTGCAGCATCCATCTCTGGTGTTTTATTGTTTTTTTCTTCGATGTCAACTTTAATCACTCTGCCAGTTTTGACATCTTTTACCACAGCGCTGATTTTTGTTTTCGCACCTTTGATTAATAATTCTGGTCTGAATTGGAGTAAAGATGATAGATCCCCTTGGTTGTAAATGAAATTATATTCCTTTTCTTGTACTAATCCTTTAGGGCTTTTAAAATGCAAGGTCCAAACTCCATTTTCATCGCCATCCACCCAAAAAATATATCCAGTTATGTTGGCTAACCCTTGAATAAACGCATAATCAGTTATGCCGGATTTTTGAATAAATCTTTTTGGTTTTTCTGTTGTATCATCGATATCAGATTTGAATCCGTATTCGCCTGCCACTATTTTTACTGCATCGCTGTATTTGCTGTCCTTGTAAACTCGTTTTTTTGATTCTTGTGGCTCATTATCCATGTTGGCATCTTTGGTGTAGCCTGACACCGTTAAGGTTGGTATCCCCTCTTGTGGATAAGATGGAACTTGTTTGAACAAAACAACCCTCCCTACGTGACGCAATGGCTCTTTATATCCGAAATACAAACTCATTTCATTCCCTGGCTGAAATAGTTTTGCATCGGATAATATGTTATCTGGATTGATACACACTAATCGAGCAACATCTGCCATGCCATCAGCGCTTTCATACTCTACCCGTTGAATAAATTTATTAACATTTTCTGTTAAATCTTTATTTTCAATTGTTAACGCATATTTGGGTGCAAATGTAAAATCATCCATCATTATTCACCATTGGAAATTATATGCGAAACATAATTTCTATTTCTTCTATCCAAAACCATCAACATCAATTCACGTTGAGGTGTGCTTTTTTTATTAGTTATGTTTTGAAAAATTATTGAGCCAGGAGCAATTATTTCTCTTCTTAATGTGGCTTTTGATGGTAATTTGATAATATCTGCCGGTTGAATGTTTAATTTTGTTGGATGTCTTTTTCTGATTATATCGCCCATTTCAGCAGAACCGTATTCACGATAGGTTAACATTTCGTAATAATCACGTAATGCTGCCCTATGATATCTAGTTTCGCCAGATGTACTTGCCGCCAATGAAAAAGGTTCATATCTTGTTAAATTAATAGTGAGTTTTGCTCTTCTAAATTTGCCTAATTTGGTTGGTTTATCATACGCAATATTGCCTAAACTGGTTATAATACACGAAGCCATACCCACCATTCCATCGCCAACGGAAAATGATAATATTGGTGGTCTGCCTAAATTTTCATCTCTCTGTTTCCATGATTTAAGCGTATCTAGATCATCTTTAACATCACCAACGAAATCAAAAACAGTTTTACCTGTAAAACCGCTATGATTAAACATAGTGGCCACAAATGATATCGTATCGGCTTCGCCGCTTAAAAATTGAATTATGGGATTTTGTCTATTTAACGATGTTTGGATAGAATATTTATTGCTAGTTTCTTCTTTTAATTCCTCTGGCGGAAATTGACCTTGGATGATAGACGGCGGCGTAACGTCCTCGTTACTAAGATACCATACATTTTTACTTAATAAATCTAACAATCCCATATCATCCTGCTTTTAGCATTGCACCATGTTCTAACATCACTCTTCTTTGATACGGTGTTGTTTTGAATCCAGCTCTATCGCTGATTTCTTGACGATGCTTACCTGATGCTATGTTTAAATCTTCACCGCTTACAGATAATTTGTTTTCAATATTCAACGTCTTTTTATCCTCCACAGTCACATTTGCAACAACTTCTGGAGATGCTTGTTTGGCTTTTGTCGTTGTTAGTTTTTCAGATGTTTTCCCTAATTGCTCTACGGCTTGTAAATTCTTAGCTTTTTTGATTTTTGGTGGTTGTTCTGCTGGTCCGCGACCAACTGCCCCAAATACTAATCCTGTCACACCTTCTTCGGCAAATGTTTGAAGTCCTTTGGGTAATTCAATTCCAATCACTTTTGCCAATTCAATTGCGCCTTTGATGATTGAACGAATTGGAAACAATACCATATCCAATAGAGCTGTGCCTAGACGAGCTAATCCACTCAATATATTTCCACCAAACATATCCTCGATTGCCATAACCACATTTGATACCGCAATAGCAATGCTTTCAATCATCCAAGTAACAGAATCCCATATCCTGCCAATAACAGTTCCTATCGTTATCGCAATTGAAGCAATTATTGGTATGGCATATTCTACAAATTTTCCAATTGCTGTGGCAATTGCACCTATTATGGCCCCGACGACTCGCCCAACCTCTTTCCAGCTAATTTCTGTTTCGCTCAGTCCTCCGAATATAAAATTGAATAAATCACCTAATACTAATTTGATATTGGTGACTATGTTATTCCATATTTCTCCCAAGGCCTCAATAGCAGGCGCAAAACCCTCTTTGATTCCTTGCCACAATGGTTTTATAGCATTTTCCCAAACATCCAAAATCCAAGTTTTTATATTCCCCCAAACTCTTGTTGCTGTATCTATGAGAGATTCATTTTCATTTTTTAAAAGCTGATATGCCAGGAAAATCGCGCCAATTGCTATCAAAACAGGCCAAAATATTGTTGATAAAATAGTAGCCACTCCAGATATAACAGATACAATTCCGCCAATTACAAATTTAACAGCACCTAGGCCTAAAATTAATGGTACAATAGCAGCAGCAGCTACGGCAAATAAAGTGGCAAATTTAACTATTTTCTCTAATCCATCGTCGCCAAACGTATCTTTCAACCATTTTCCTGCTTGTTTGATACTATTAGTGACCCAACGCCAAGCTTCTTTGATGGTTGTGCTTGCAGCCATAAAACCTTTAGCTATTGATAGCGCTGTATCTCTGCTTGATTCACTAATAGCATTTTCGCCTTCGATCAAACCATCCCACACTTTTTTAAACGATTCCTCATCATAATTATTCAATTCATCAAATAAAAAAAGTATTGAATTCAAACCCTTAGACATTTCTTGGAACGTCCCCTTAACTGGAGACAATAAACCTTTAAATAAACTAATGGATAAACCTTCAAGAGATGACATCAATAATTTTGAAGCACCCCAAACATTATCTAATCTACGCCTTGCCATTTCGCCAGCAGCACCTAGACCGCCAAACGCTTCAGATGAATTTTTGAGTTCTTGTTCCAACGTATCGAGCGATTGTTTGCCGGCTGTCATTAATGCGCCCATGGCCCTTCCGCCTCGAACCCCAAACATTTCTTGTAATATGGCAGCCTTTTGAGTAACAGAACTTATTCCGGATAATTTTTCAGATAATTGAGCAACAATATCGCTCACTTTGTTTAGAGAACCATCACTTTTTTCCAATTCGATATTCCATTTATCTAAAATGGCTTGAGATTTTCCTGATCTTTTTGCTATTTTTAACATCATGTTTGAAAATGATGTACCGGCCATTGATCCTTTCAATCCTGCATCTGACAATTTGGCAAATATGGCTGTGGTTTCTTCAACAGACATATTCATTTGTTTGGCTTGAGTAACGCCGTACGTGAATGATTCACCCAGCGCTCTGATGTCTGTTTTTGCGCTGGCCGAGGCGAGTGCCAAAACATCGGCAACGTGGGTCGCCTCGCCAAATGATTGCCCCATCCCCTTGACAACCGTTGTAACAATATCGGTGGCAGACGCCAAATCTAAGTCATCAGCAGCAGCAGCATTGACCACGCCTTGTAAGGATGATAAAATTTGTTCTGTGTTGGCACCGGCTCGACCTAAAAATTCTTGTGCTTGGGCATTTTCTGTTGCGCTGAAAACTGATACGATGCCCATACGTTTGGCTTCTTTTTCAAGCTTGCGCATATCTTCAGATGATGCAAGCGTTACGGCACCAACCGTTGACATTTGTTTTTCAAACTGAACGGCTTGATTCACACCGCCAGCCAAGGCCAATGTTAACGGAGCCGCACCCATTGTGACATCGCGCAACCCCATGCCTATTTTTTGAGTACCTGATGCTAAATTAGCGCTCATTGTCTTGAGTTTGGCATTGAGCGATGTGATGTGGACACCAATGCGACCAAGCGATGGCGGAACTTGATCTGTTTGCGCTACGAATCTACCAAATTCATCTTTAGCGCGTTGAACAGGTTGGACCGCTTTAGATGTATCAACGGTTATAATCCCGCCCAAACCTATTTTTTCAAACGCCACTTAGCTTTTCACTTTCTTTTTCATCTGTTTCAATTCGTTTTCTAACTGCCTGCCTAATCTATTCAGGTACCATATTCTTTCATCTGATGGCATCAAATTAATATCGTTATAAGTAATACCTTTCATACCATAAGTGAGCAAAAATGTCTGTTCATACAAATCTTCAATCTTCCCTAGCGGGAAGAATCGCCGAAAAAACTATCATGTCTCCAATCTATTGTTTTAACAATATCGGCTTTACATTTTTGACATTTGGCTTCAATCATCATAATTGGGCCAAGAACGTTATCATCTATTTTTCTAATTAGCGTTTCTATGTCAAATTTCGATAATTCATCCAATTCATTTGATGTAAGCAGCGTTATTTTATCATCGCCCTTGATGCTACGAATTGAACCTCTGATTGCCTCATCTTTGGCGGATGCATTTCCTGTTCCTTGGTCTGTTGCCCCTTCGATGACGCTCCACATAGGCAATCCCATCTTGAAACCAGTTATTTTCTTATTCCTGATATGGATTGGATATTTTAAATCATACTCCCAGGCCATATCGTCTGGATGTTCTGCGGTGGTGACCTCTAGTGTTTCCAAATCACCATTAAAATCAAATTGATTTCCGCATCTAGGGCAAGTGATAATCATCCCCAAAATATTGCCCATGTTTTGCATTCGTAATGCACAATAAGCGGCAAAAACATCCCCCATGAACATTTGTGAAATTAAAATAATTTTTTCTTCTAATTTCATCACAGAGAAATCATAAGGGCCAAGCTTGTCGCACATTGTTGCTAAAACCATAGATACATAACGACCAATGTTTGCACCTTGATTCTCGCTTCTGATGCGCCCCAACTCTTTTTCCTCTTTCATCCTCCAAGGTCGAAATGAGAAATTTTTATGATATTTCTTGTCTGAACCGAGAATGCCCATTGGAAGATTGTTGCCTAATTCTTTCAGATTTGTTTTCTTAATCACGGTCAACCTCCATTTACCTAAGCTATGTTAGGACTAACCGGTAGTAATGTATATTATACAGCTACAATAGTGTCAATACTAAGTGTATATTCAAGTGTGGCCATTTCGCCTTCGTTGCCCATTTCACCATCAGGAGTCACTCTTTTTGAAACAAACACACCGTCTACGGTATAGGTGGCAAGGGTGTTACCAGTTCCGGATGTCCAAATCAACACACCAGTTTTTTTGTATGTTGGCGAAACCGGATCCTTGCCCTCCTGGAACCAACCCTCCATGGCCATACGCTCAACCGTATGGTGCATAGGGATAGTGACAACTAATTCAGATGGCGCACTTTCGCCACCACTAGCCTTTGTTCTATCTGGCAGTTCAATTGTGTTTAATTCCTCTTCCATCCCGCTAGCAGCTACAGCGGTCAACGGCGGTAAACCAATAATACTCAATGAATATTTACTAAGTGGGATGTGATCCGGTTTAATTGCGCCTTTCATTTTTACCTCCAAATTGATTATTTAAGCTTCTATGCTCACTGATTGCAATTTCACGCTCGCTATCAAATCAACGCCGCCTGTCGGAGCAGCAGAAACTACCAATTCTAGCAAATCTCCCGCCGCCAGCTCTGTGCCTAACGCCGTTGTGGACTTTTTCGTTCCATCAGCTTCAGTATTGGCTGTGGTCAACTCGCCTTTTGAAACTCCATTAATGTGAACCTGGACGGTGGTTGAATCTGCTGTTCCAGTGGTGCCAATGCTAGTTCTTAATCTGCCCAATTTACACGGCGCATCCACAACCATAGCGCTAATTGTTGCGGCAGCGATAGTGGCCTGATACGCATTGAGAGACTCAGAATGATTTTCAACCAATGCTTTTAAGACACCATATAGTCTATCGCTGCCATGAGACTCATCCATTCCAGCGCCAGCATCACCAATCAATTTTTTCAAAATCTTGAGTGTCATTTCAAAATACTCCTTTTGTTTAAAATCTCATCACAAGAGACCATGTAATTATTAACCAGCACTATCAAAGATGCCTTGTTTCCCTATGGTTATCACAAAGCGTTCAACCGTGTCGGCCAGCCTTAAACTGATTTGGGCATGCATATCGCCCGCTGTCATCGTTATATCAGTGTTATTTTCATTATCAATTTTGATTATTACAGCATCAGTAAATTGATCGCCTCTGAGCGCTCTTTTTCGCCGCCATTCTGGCAGAAAGAATGATGTTAAAGCAACTTTTGCCAATTCTCTGGTTACAGCGTCATTGATAGCAAACACAATCCAATCGAAATTTTCTTGAAGTACGTGCTCATAATAAGACATCTGCTCGCGTTGATGTTTCCACATCCAAGTTGGATCAACGTGTAACATCCTATCGCCCCATATGACAAAGTTGCCATCTACTTTCTTGATTGTGGCTATGCCAACAGGATTCAGCAACTCTTCATTGAGAATGGTTTCGCCTGTGGTCAACTCCAAAATTGCCGGTAGGGTGGCCGATGTTCCGGCTTGCGCCTTGTGATAACCGTCCCAATCAGCAGCCATTCTGGCCTCACGACCATGAATCATACCAGTAAGTGACACCAATTTGCGCTTGCCTTCTGTTCCGCCAATTGGATCAGCAACATAGCCATACGAGGGCATGGCCATGACGGCAAAATCATTTCTGCCAAGCGTGTCATTTACCAATGTGATTGCGCCATTTTCAGTCAAAGTGGCACTGGGCAACTCATATCTATATTGATAATTTTTTGCTTCGGCATATGCCACTGCTGCCTTTTGTACTGCCGTTGCCGTAACTCCTGGGGTAGCCATTTTGACTAAGCCCATGTTGCGTCCAAAAATTCGATTGAATGGCGAATTACCAACATCCCAAGCTTGATTTAAATAATCAGAATCTGTAATATCTGCAACTCCATCAATTCCACCAGCCAAAGATTTTTCTGCTTCGACCATAAAATAATCATCGGTTGCGCCACTGGCAGTCAAATCCGAACCCGCCGCAACCGTAATAGTTTTGTGATCATTATCAACAATACGGTATTTTTCCAATTTGCTGTTTGGTTTGTCAGGATACAGATAGCCGCCAATAAGTTGATCGACGATAAACGGTTTGTAATTGATCACCAATGTATCCGTCGCCACAAGTGGCGTGGCGCCTGCGGCCACGGTGAATGGCGGACTAAAAAGCTCATTATTCGGCGTGAACAAGCTGTCAAGCGTAACGGCACCTAAAGCACCATACTTATCTGATACAGCATCACCGGCTGTGGGAGAAGTCATGGTGATTGTAATTTTTTGTGGCTTGTGATAGTCCGTGGTAGTTCCTAAAGTGAATGTTGGATTGCCGCCACTTGGGGAATTGATAGTGAAGTCGTGAATAACCGATGTAAGCACGGTTGTGGTAACCGTTGCAATTTTTCCATAATGGCTGGCCGGGCGGACATCGGCGGTGTGAAAACCCGTCCACAAATCTTCAACAAAAATTTCATAATTGCTATCATCATTATTGATAACATTCACCCAATATCGTTTATCGGTTGGATTGGTGGATAGATTAGGATATTTTTTAATAAAATTACCATTTACAAACACAGATAAACCAAATTCAACATCAGGTTTTTCTTCCCCATCGTGAATCATATAGCTGACATATTTGGTCTCGTTTTCCAATATTAAATAATACCGCAAGCTACCAGCGCCGCCACCGTGATCGGTTAGCATTGTTTGATCACTAGCAACCATAATGATGCCTGCAGCGGTATTGCCCACGATGGGATATTGAACGTTTGGAACTTGTTGAAGGACAACAACACCATCTTTCCATTGATCGGTGGCAAACGTGGATAATCCTGTATCTAGAGTCGTTTCAGCAAGATCACCAATATCAGCCAAATCTGCTGTGTAAATTGCCTCTTTGCCACCCCAACGGCCACCATTGTGCGCCCGAATTGTCCCCATAGGTGTGAGCAAATCACCATATCTGGCGTACAAAGTTGCTGACGCTTGAACTTCGTTGCCATCTGTCACACGAATCAAAAAAAGTCCTCCTGCTCCGTTGGCTATGTCAAAATAATGACGCGCACAATCCGGTAGCAAAGATTCGCTGACATAATCTCCACATTTTTTAATCAAATCAGTTTTGCTAGTAACGGTTATCAATTCGCCAATTGGGCCTTTTTCCAAAATACCGGCATAACCGGCCCAACCCAATGCTGCCGGAGATATGCTTTTTTGACCTTCTTGCTCCAAGATAACCGTTCCAGCCCCACGCGTTGGACCAAATCTTCTCATGTTATCCTCCTTATTTCCACGTTAACATCGCCTGTGATTTTAAACTCATTCACGATGTATATATTTCTATCATCTCTTTGGTATCTTAACGTATTTTTGATGCTTATGTTAAGTAATCCTGTTTTCAAATTATCTTCCGATGTTTGTGTTGATCTAGGTTCGTAATTTTTTGTAATCACTACATCGTATTTTTCATCCAAGGCTACAGACGTCAATTGTTTATTATTGGCGAAAAATCTCTCGATTTCATTTCCTAATCGTAATTGATCTTTCATCAAAGCCGTGATTCCAACCAAAGATATATCTATGGTTGTTTGATTTGGACGTATAATTTGTATAGCGGTTTTAGCATCTTTGTTTCTTACAGCGGTATTTTGACTTAATTCAACTGTATTTTTTTTTACAGCAATTATGTGAATAGCTGGAACTTTGTCTATTTCGATATAATTGACATCCGTGGATAATGCCACCATCGGTTTGTAAACAAATTTGATCCAAATCAATTTACCAGCATCAACAGATGAATTCAATGTAATTATTTTTGTAGTAGGGTTATATGATTGAAATAAATCAATAAATTGATTTGGATCGTCTGTTTTGTTATAAACACTATCTATTTCGACAATGTCATATGGAGTTTCTAACGGATAATCATTTTCCAAATCTATGACGGCAGTGATAGAATTCAATTCAACAATGAAATCACTAATTGGCCTAATACCATTTTTCAACGCTGGTATCAATGATCTAACGATTAAATCCTCTTCAAACTCCACATTTGAATTGTAAGCCACTAATATTTCAAACACGTGAGGTGTTACACTTTTATTTGTAGTGACCAAATTGATTATTATTTGTATTTTTCGCTCTGTTGCTGAAAATAACGATATGTTGGCAGCCACTTCTGTTTCTGTATTCCAATTGCTGGTATTTATTTCCCAAAACGTACCATTCCACCAATATTCATTAGCGCCATCTGATAATCGAAATCCTAAGCTGGATAATGGTGTAATTCCGTCTTCATCTTTTTGATGATACGCAATTACATCAAAGCCAATCCATTGTTTCACAGACAAAGGGTTGGCTATCCAGGTTTTTACATATAAATCAGATATTATTGGGTATTCACCATCTATGGTTGATAATTCTAAACGATTTTTATTTGGATTTAAACGAGTGTTTGCGCCAAGCGTTATTTTAGTCCTATTGGATTCTTCAAAAATAAATCGTTTGAAAATTGTTTTTAATCTCATACTGTCCTTATTATCTTGATAAATGCATTTCCAAACGATTTATTCATTTGTTGTTTCACCAATCTCATCACTTCAGGTTTGTCAAACGTATCATATATAAATGGCCTAGCTGGTATAACGATGGCCTTTGTAGATTTTTTTAATGGCAGCCATTTGTTGGGCATTTGATCATACAATTCTCTGACTGCTCCTGTCAATTCGTTTGGATCCATTTTGCCTTGAGAAACTTGCCAAAGTGCCAAAAACATACCTCTCATTTTGTCTGTTACTTTGATTTCTGTTCCTTGGTGTATTGTAATAGCAATACCGTATTCGGCATCATTTTTCATAACTCCAACAAAACCTTCCAATTTAGAAACATAATGAGTAACAGAGCCAAATAGTTGAGCACCTGCTCTATAACCAATCAACGGCTTTGAATCACCTTTGATTAGTGCTGTCAATGGAGCGTTAGTTGCGAAATTGCCCTCTTTGATCGTTTCCCTGATCTTTGCCACTACTATCAAGCAACTTAATTTAATAGCGATGTGCATTTGCTGATCGGCTATTGCTTGAAAGTGTTTTGGATTCAACGCCATTTCAAATTTCTTCCAATTTTTGTCTTTTTTAAATGTGAAATTAGACATCATATATCTAAACGTTGACGAGATGGTTGGTTGTCTTCAAAATATGCTTTTACCATTGTTTTGCCAAAACCTGGATAATGGCCACACGGCGTTAATTTCACGATATATGCATCGGTGTTTTCGCCATCAATCGAAATCAATCTGTCGTTTAATTTCAATGTTATTGGTGATGGTGCTGCTGCTAAATCAACGTATCTAAACAATACATACCCATCGGCTTTTTTTTGGATGCCGCCGATGGTCATTTTCATCTCTTCGCTATTTGCCCATTTCACTTGACCCTTAACTGTTTGAATAATATTTTTTACTGTTTGTTGTACAGGTTCTCTTAGATCGTCATCATATTGCGTCGAACTAATATTGTGCGTTTGTATGGACACAGGGACAGGATGTAATAAATTAGGCATTGGCATGGCGATCACCTTATGCTTGAATTAATAGGATATGCCATCGCAAGCGGCCCCTTGAACAATTTAATAATGCCTAAAACTTCAGCGTCGTTTGTGATGCCTGATAAACCTGATTGCTTTGATTTTGTCTCTCCGCCAATTTGAGCATATTTCACCTTATGCCCATCAGTCCATTCTTCCAACAAAGCCCCAACTAATGGTGGTAATGATGAATCAGAATCTCCGTAAACAGGATTAGTCAATTTTTCTATCACCAATTTTAACAAAGCTCTTTGGATAAGTTTTGGTGTATTTCCTGCTTCATCAAGATATCCGAATGTACCCTTGACTTCCTGATTTTTCGTTCCTTGCCTAAATATCAATTGTCCTTGACATTGAGCAAATATATCAGATGTATATGTATTAATCAATTTTATTCTTGGATTTTTTCTATCATCGGGATACGAAATTGAATTATATACCTTGTAATAGTCCGTGCTTAATTCATTGCTTGAATCATTTAATTTTACATGATCTATGGAAATAATTGGCACACCAAGTGGCAAAATCACAGAATCTGTTCCGTCCAATTTCATGGTAATGGCGACCGGACGAAACCATTGTCTACAAGCTCTATCCAAAAAAGTCTGCCATATTTCAATGGTGGAAAGGATCAAAGAGTCTGGATATTTAATAACATCTGTCAAGCCCGCATTTCTTACATCGTAAATTGTAATATAAGTATCACTGGTCGAGCCTCCTGATTGAACCAGAACTTCAAAATCTTCTTGTCCTGATTGATATGGCGCGCCGGAACTTATTTTCCATCTCCATTCTATGCGGTGAGTCCCAATTGACGCCGTTAATTCCGGCGTGAACCCTCTTGCGTTGGAATTATCATATGCATAATATGCACCAGTCGAAAATTTTCCTGGCGCGTTGGTCACATCTTCATACGTCCCTGGAGTAATAGGGAATATTTGCACACCTGGCAATCCTCCAGTGATATCAAAAATACGATATTCAACGGCATAAGCATCGGTGCTTATGCCATTAACGGTGATAAACCAATTGATTATCGATGTTGTGTTCTCCTGGCCTCTTGCTAATGCTGGCATATCAACTCCTAATCAAACAAGACTCCTGCCCAAAAGCTTTTTTTAATTTTAATTGCGGCTTCAATTGTAGTTTTAAAACCGTGTTCTTTCAACCATGTGCGAGCTTCATACACGGTCCATTTTGATGATTCAAATCTTATTGACTGCATCTCTACAATTCTCTTCCCGGCATCAATTTTAATCCCCCAAATAACATCAACGCCATCTGGAAATCCTTTGGGTCTATTTCTGCGAAATTCTTTATAATTATTTGGAGATTTTTGACGCGCAGCGTGTTCATTTGGAAATGGCATTCAATCACCTTAATATCTTTTCTGTGCATTTTAGATTTCATGGTAAAATTCCATTAGGATCAAATGGAGACCCTGTGACGCTATCTAATCCAAGATGCTGTGAATCTTTATCTTGATAAAATGCTTGTAAAATATCGCCAACCAGCGGGGCTTCTATAAATTCAATAGTGCCATCGTCTATTTCCGTCCAACCCGCTCTATCATCTGTATTTTCGTACACTTGGCCATTCCATACGATTTTAATGGTCCCAGATACGTATTTAGATGCTGTCTGAAAAATTCGATTGACACCATCAATAACCCCAATTAAATCTTCAATTATTGAATTATAATAATCAACCATTTTATTTTTTCAATTCAATTGTCTTCAATGATGATTGAATATTATTTAATTTTTCATCGATATTTCCGGAAGCGACTTGATCTTGGATTTTGGCCACCTTTGATTGCAATTGTGTAAACTGATACACCGCCGTAATGGCCGATGCTAAGAGCAACGCTAATAATGATACAAATATTGTTTTAAAAAATTTCCAAGAACCTAACTCGCCAATAATTGATTGAATGTTTTCTTGTAATTTCATAATAGTCATTTCGATTCTATTGAAATCAATTTGTCTGATGCACCTATGTTTTATTGCATCCATCTCTGCCCTCTGACCACCCATCACAGACCCTTTCTTTACGACATATCCTTGTATGATTCATAACAGTGAATTGCCATTCCTGCATATGAATCGCCCTTGGGATCATTAAATTCAACAGAAATTTTTGTAAACTCAATTTCCATTTGCGATTTAGTCTTACCAAAATAAGTTATCCAAGATGGTGTAATATTTTTTGTTTCTGCGCACACCCAAACGAATTTCCTACATTGATAAAATTCGTTTGCTTTTTCTATAAATGATTTCGCTTGGTCAATTTGGCCAATTTGGCCTCCAATGGTTTCTGCAACATTGCTGTAAGAGCCAATAAATGCCTCATCGACTGTTTTGAGCAAATGTTCGCCGTGATAACCTAAGAGTCCATCATATTCAATTTTTTCATCAAATGGTGAATCTTGACCATCAGACATCGACCACCAAGGTATCCAACAACCAACAGGAATTTGTAATTGCATTTTAGTGGTTTCAATTAATTTACAAAACGATGGAATGTATTCATGCAAATCTGGAAGTGGAGAAAGGGTGAAATATTCCACATCGTACAAAAATCCATCAAAAGCTTCTTCAGGATGGATTTTGTTAAACATTTGAATAGGCGTTATGATATTTTTTTTCACCCATTTTTGATTAATTCCCCAATCAGAATTTCCAGCCATTGCATACACTTTAATTCCTTCATTTTTTAGCTCTCTAATAAGCAATTGCAAATTATCAACATTGGACGTATCCCAATTTGTAAATCCCAACCAATTATACATATTCAACAAAATACAATTGATGTCTTCATTTTTACAAAAAGCAACCAAAGAATCCATTTCTGCGGATTCATCGACTAAATTTTTGTTCCATACGAACATAGCCCTATTCAAATCATAATTATGCGGTGTAATTCTAGACATTTCATCTCCCTTTTGCACTACAATGCATCGTCAGATTCCTAATTCCCTTATGCCTGTCTTGATTTGTCATTATTTTCTCTCAATCCATCTCGCTTGTTATTATCAATATGATCTCCCTCCAATTATATCCACGTAATCAATTTTACAATCTCTAACCGCCGTGCCTGCTGATCTGGCAATTTGGGCTCTAAAATACATTGAGCTGGTGGGTATGTTGGTTGTGTGTTCCACAATTTGGTCTTCATCAATAAAAAATTTAATACTCGATGCGGATATTTGTATGCCAAAATGGTGCCATGCCGTATCAAGCGCTTTAGAACTCGTGTATGATGTGGACACGCCGCCTGACGAATTCCTACACACCCAGTAACCGGCAGCGGTGTCGGCGACGAATTCTATTTTATTGTTGGAATCATCATAGAAGCCAATATAAGCCATGTGATCAACAGTGTGATCTAATTTAAAACCAGTTTTTAACGTGATATTGTAAGATGCCTTAAAGTTTTTTAAGGCATCTGTTAACGTTGCGTAATCACCAGAAGTTTCACCACTTCTAATTCTAATTTGTCCATGTTCGCCAGAAATGGCAGATACTTCAGAATTGGTACCATAGTTATCACTTGTCCATATATACCAATTCAAATCAACGCCAATAAAATCATCAAATATTTTGAAATAATCTGATGGTTCAATGTATTTGATGGTTTTCCATCTAACACCATCGGATTCAGATGAATCAACAACCAACATCTGCCCGTCAATTGTCCCGATAGCCCTCCTGGCAATCGTATCATTGGCAGTGCCCACGAACAAATCGCCCTTGGCGTTTGCTATTGATTTCATAAGAGCGCCAGCAGAATACACATTGCTGGCATCCGTAACGTCTGCACCTGTTTCTATTCCGTCCAATTTCGCGATTTGTTCAGCGGTGGCCAGGCCTTTTTGCGATGAAGATGCGTTTTGAATATCGTCTGTACCATTAACGTGCGTGGATGCATGATTTCCCGGCGTGGCGCCTGCGCCTATTTCGGTTTCTGTGCCGGCATCGTCCTTTGAATACCATTTTTTATCCGTTTTAGGATACAATTTAGTGTATCCAATTGATGGAGTGTCTGCAGACGATACGTTGCTAGTGTTGATTTCGCCCATTATATCACCACCAATTTACCGTTTAGTTGCAATGTTCCTTCGATTGTTGCTTTGTTATAAATTACGTATTGATAACCATCCGGAACAAGATAAATTATGCCACCGGGAACCTTTTCAGGAGAGAAAAACAATGTAGACAAATTGACTCTGTTTGGATGGATTTGATCAAAAAATTGTAAATTACCATTATCGCGACAGTAGCCTACGGTTTCATCTCGCTCGCCGCTCTCTTGCACATATCCACCAGCGCTTTCAATAGCATCCACTTCAGGATCAATTGGGGTTGGCGAACCATAAACACCAGTGTGTGAATCCTGTCCGCCCAACTCTGTGCATTCTGTTTTGATTACTTGAACTCTGTCTACGCCGATAGCCATTGATTATGCAGCCTTGCGTCCAACGTAATATGGATGCACTTCAAGATCAGTAGCGTTTTTCGCTGTTCCAACAAAAATCACATGGTTTCCAGCCGAGATAGAACCATAGGCAACTAACCCACCAGTGTCACCAACGAAATATCGATCACCAACGGTTGCACCGCTGATCACCCCGACCGCTACGCCACGACGAATACAGGTCCCGGTTGAACTAGCTGAAATACCACCAGATTCTTCAACTACCGCCATACAATCAACTTTGCTATTAACGCTTGCTTGACATTTTTGAACTTCATCGTTTGCACCTCCCCATTCAACCGGATCACCTTGTGCTAAAGATTCATATGCAGTCAATTCGTCTTCAAGTCTATTTGCTGCTGTTGCTGAGTGCGTGTGAAGCGAATCTGCGTTTGATGATGAACCTGCAGTTAACGTATTTAGATTAGCAGCGGTCACATTTGCACTAACCGCGACACTATTAATCTCAAACAACGATGGCAAACCCTGAACGCTCAATCCGCTTGCTCCCTTTGCCAAGGTTGTGCCGTCGAGTTGGACTGAAAGCTTATTACTATCGAAATATAAAGCTGGATTGGTTGTCGCTAAATCAACCGATATAACACCAGATGAAATATCAATGCCATTTCCACCTGTATAAGTTCCTGGACCTTGTGTTTGAGTAAAATCAATGGCCGTTGTATCTACGGTTATTGGATCATTGGTAACAACGGTCCAAGTCGTGTTATCAAGCGTTGTACCCTCGGAAACCCATGTGTGTGCACCCGCTGTCACTTCGCTATCGTTGTCGAAATCCACGGCTCTAGTCAATATCCATGGAGTTCCTGCATCGCCAACTTGTGTCAACGTATAAATTCCATGATCCACATGGGCCCCGCCTGAATTCTCATCTTTGACCAAAAATCTATCATTGAGCGATAATGACACGCCATCAGAATTGGATGAACTCCAAGCCCCATTGGCATCAGCAGTAAGAGTTTTCCCTACGCCTGAACCTGAAGCCGTGTACGATGGCAGTGCGCTTGTGGTTGCTGCTCGAACCGAAGCTTTCGGCGTGGCACCGGCCGCAACGGCATCTACGTATTCTTTTGATGCTGCTGCCGTGGCAGAGGGAACTGATGGAAGCCCTGTGATTTCATTTGAATTCATCGTGATGTTCCCAGAGACATCAATCCCGCCAAATTGCACCGTATCATTGGCGGCCATCTCTTCGCCACCCCATTCAGTCAAAAACATGGGTTTACGTAATGCCATATTGTTTCCTCCAATTTTCGATCAATATCAAGTTAGTTTCTTTTTCATACATCGTCAACTATGGTAATTATACCAGTTTCGTCGTCATACGTCGATTTTTTAAAATCAATATCGTATTTTTTACCTAATTCGATAAATAATTGAATTTGTTGTTGCTTATATTCCTCAGCTCTTTTTTCTGCTGCCAAGGCTTCTTGACGTTGCGCTCTACAAGCCAATGTTGCATTAATTTCTATTTTCTCTGCTTCTAAGTGGCATTTTTGAGCATATCTGATCCTTTCTTCCGCTTTAATCCTTAAAAATTCAATTTCAAGTAGATCTTGTCTTGATAAAATTTTTAAATGTTGCGCCATTGGTACTTCATCTAAATTTTTCACCTTTTCAACCGTTAAAATTTGTTTTTTATTACCTTTTGATTTTGGCATCATAAACTCCGTTTCACCATTTTTGTTTCATTAGTTAACCATAATACATCGCTGGCTACAGGTTTGCCTATTCTTTGAACCATAACATATCCGTCAACTCCAATTGGTGGCAATCCCGATTGAATACCTGTTGTCCACAGATGATACGACGGTTTTGTGTAATCCAAATCTGTAAATATGGTACATGGTCCAAGCATTTGTATTACGCCCACTGTTGGTGTGGATTTCGAAACCAATACTCCGATTGCGGGCATTTTTGTTTCATCCATAGGATTGGCTTTTTCAATCCTCCATTTTCCATTTATACGATCACCACGAACGCAAACAAAATCCCCTATGGAATCACTACTCAAACAAGCAACTGGGTGATAAGCCACTCCAAATAATGCAAACAACGATGCATCGCCGCCATGGATAGATGCTGGATCATCGTGCCAATTTCCTATTCCATTGCCATGAATTATGCGTTTTAATTGACTTAAAAGTGCATGATTAAAATCTTTGAAATCAGTTGAAGTGGATTCAATATTTGCTATCTCGGATGCAGTTTTCTGATCATCAAACTCATCTGGTTTGGCAATTTGTTTGAGTCTTTGTAATGATGGAGACATATTTCACTCCACAGGATTATATCGTTGTTTGCCTATTTTATTCAAAGATATTCGGATAGCAGGTTGATTAGCGTGCGCCATAACCACCATTTGCATATCGCCAAATGAGCAGACAATTTTCTCTCCACCGCGTAATCCTATGGACTCATTAGCTGCTAAAATTTGTAATTTATATTCAACATTACCGAATACAGATGGTTTAGACAACGAATATTGGACACCGGCCTTGCATCCAATATCTTCGTTTGTACATCCGCAATTAGCGCAATGCACCTCTGCAACCTTGCCACAATGATCACATTTGGCTTTCACATTACATCTTTGGATAATTGTTATCCCGGTTATTGTGGATTGAAATTTTGGATCTGATAATTTTGGAAACCATTGTTTGGCGGTTTTTTCATCATTTAAATCTATTCTAACAGTTTGACCGTCTGATGTATGTATTTTGAACACATTGCACCTCGTTGGGTCTACCAAATAAGGCGTGCAACTGAATTTGATTTATTTGCTATCTTTTTTTTCTAAGGATTTTGGTTTGTCGTTTTGTTTATTCGATTTGTTTTCAACAATCAACCCTTTTTCTTGTGGTGATTTTTTGATTACAATTTTTTCAATAACCAAAACTTTAAACAAGCCAGAAACGTTATTTTTCAAAAACTCCAATTCTTTTGCTCCGATAAATTTAACCATTCCTGGAGCAAAATGCAACGCGCCCTTTCTTGTGGTTATTTTTGTTGGAAATTCCACTTGGATGGGTGGTTGGCCTGGTTGATATTGAATTGGTATTTTAAATTCCTTGTCTCTTCTGTCTTCATTCATTTTGCGCCTCCATGATATCAGAAATCATATCATTTTTCAGCTCCGCGCCATCAAAAAAAAGGCCATATTTTGCACCCAATTTAATCAAATCTGCTTTTTTCATAGACTTTAATCTATCTGCTGATAAAAAATCATCCTTGTGTTGGCTTTTTTCGTCAGCAGATTTTTCTTTGTTGTTTTCTATTGGCACAAAAATGGTTTTTTCTGGCTTTGACACGTGCCTAGTGACACTAAAATCACTCCTGCCCTCAAAATATTGTATGTCTTGTTCGTTTGTAATAATTCGTAATTGATTTAAAACAAATTTGTATTCAGCGTAATGATATGAACAACCTTGAATTAATTTCACGCTAGCAGATGCCATCTTTGGACCTCCAATTAATGGCTAATATTTTTGAATAAAATAACAGATTAAACGCCAGTTCCAATGTTTTTTACATTCACAATAGCGGATGCCTCTTCGAAATTAGCATCTGCTTTTACTGTGATTGCGTATTGATTGACACCTTTGAAAATATCCCTTCCGCGTTCAATTCTTACATCGCGCCCAATTGCCACGATGAAATTACTCTCATGCGTGAGTATCATTTTAGGACTAGCGCTATAGGTCACTTTTACAGTATCGCCATCACCAATACTGCCACCAGCATCGCGAGCAATTGTCCCGGCGCTTGCGTCTAAAACATAATCCGTACCACTAACATACGGAGTTTGCGGCGGATATTTTGCCAAGGTGCTTGGCAAAACTACTACATCAGAGACATTAGCGTTTTTAAGTGTAACAGCAGTGGTTCCATTCAGTTGAACGTGCTCAACGTATGTAGGTTGAAGATTCCAAACAGGAACCTCGATGATTGGAATACCAAACGGCTTAACAAGCATGCCTTCTGCAGCAGCATCGCCAAGATTTGATGCCCTAGTGGCCATCTTTTCATAGTATAACTGTGCTAGATCGGGAGACATAAAAAAACGCAAATTTTTCTTATTACGTCTGAATTTGGTTGGCATGGCGCGAATGGCCTTACCAAAAATACCAAGGCCGATATTCGCTCCTGCGGCGTCAACTTGATTGCCTGATTCAGCAAGATATTGCCATCCATTCAAAAGGGCCAAATAGGTGTCCTTGATATATTGCGTAGTGCTTCCTCCATCAACAATATCACCTTCAATTGCCGCAGGACCCAAGGTGTTGCCGAGAATATACAATTCTTCAAGGTCATTTGCCAATTGTTTAGCAAACATTTTGATGATATGGTCTTCTACGTCATTCCCTTCCACATTGTGCTCAACAAAAGTGTCTCCAATTTCAACAGGGACCATAACCTCTTTGGGTTGCAGGGTAACTCTGGAAGTGGTAATGCCACGTCGCAAACCAGGATCAACTGCCTCTTCTTTTGGCATTGCTGCTCGTTGGCCAATACCAATTTTTTCTACGTAAAGTTTTTCATTGCGAAATCGAACAGTTCTTGCACTTTTGGAGAGTACGGTCTCTTCAAAAACATAATCAAGAAATTTTTCGGCTTGCGCTGGATTCAATTTCCCTGCTGTTGCTAAAGATTCAGCAGTAATAACGGCTTTTTGAATCAATTCTTCGTTGCTAATTTTGTTCATTTTGTTTTGCTCCTTACGATTGCAAATTTATAATCATTAATTAAAAAGCACTCCGCTCCATAGTGATTTTGTTATTTTCTTATCTTCACTGTCAGTTTCATTATCTCCAATTGATCTGGGAGCAGCTTTAGTCATCATTTCCTCCACACGTTTATCAATCTTTTCTACACGTTTGGTTAGATTCTCAACCAATTCATCCAACTTGGTCGCCGTTGGGTTGCTATTTTCATTTTTTTCTGTTTTTTCAATTTTATCTATTTTGGCCACAGTTGCTGACTCGGTTGTTTTTTGAGTAAGCGTCGAAAGCATTCCTTGAATTGATTCAACTGCTTTGGTTAGATTCTCAACTCTGTCCGGGGACAATGCTTTAGCACGGGTAATAGCGTTTTCAAGTTCGTCCAAGGTGGAAAGTTTATTGCATTGGACTTCAACCTCATTTTCAATAACTTTTTTTTCATCCCCAATCGTTGCGGTAGATTCATCCTTTTTATCAGCGTCTAACGATTTAGCAATTTCCGAAACGCTGTTTGCAACTTTTTCCATAGCTTTTAAAACGTCTTCATTACTTGTTGCTTCAATAGTTTCATCACCTTTGTTTTCATTTTTTTCAATAACAGTAGCAACATCTTTCACTTCATCAGATTGTTTTGTTTTGTCCATTGGCTTTTCCTCCATTGTTTTGCTCTTAATTACATCAAATAACATAAGATTTGCCGGCATATCCACTACGGATATTTCCTCTACGAAAATTTCCGTCAATTCTCTTTTGGGTTGTATATCTGTACTTTTTTCCAACATTTTGGCTCTTGCTCTACCGCCGATGGAAAATCCTGTAATTGCGCCATCCTTAATCTTTTTCCAAATATCATCATCCAACACTTTGACTTGTATAATCCAACTGCCTTTTTTGATCTTTTTAGTGCCTATCGCAATATCTGATTTCGTAATATATGATTGCCTTAGTTGAAAAGACTTATCGAATAATGAATGTTGAACTCCTAATTTAGTTAATTCATTGTATTTAGTTAAAAAATTTGCTCCCGCTTCTTCGATCACCCCTTCCTTGATTATTATATCACCATGTGCATCCACTATATGCGGAGCTAACACAACTCCTTCAATAATTCTTGCGTCTTTAGATTTTTCAATTGGTATATTCCAAGCAACATTTTCATCATGCTGATCATAAATATTTAATGACATCCTAATCTCCCGAAGAATAAATGTCTGTTGTTTAGATTACCTTATGTTTGTTAATCAAGGAAGATTTTCAGAATACGCTGGATGATCATCAATTACCATAGAACTACTTGCCCAAACTAGTTACATCAACATCTATGGTGCATCTGCATTTATAATGATACGGTGGCAAAGCCAAACCAGCTTTGACTAAAGCAGCTGAATCCTTGATACCAATTTTCCCAGCAATATATCCTGGCGTAGAAGAAATTGCCATTATCTGCGCAGCCGTCATCCAGGGTTGAATTTGTTTAACATCTTCAGGTTTTTTAGCGGCAATTATTGCGTCCATTTGATATAAACCATCTTGAACAGAGAACGTCTTACCCTCTAAATGACCACAACGCGGACAAGTTCTGTTATCTCCAGGATTTACAATTGTATATTGCGTGACTCCAACTTCTTGAAAGCTACGCAATTGGGAAAACACCCTGGATGTGGTGGTCACATTTGCTGCAAATCCTTCAAAATATTGCTTAGCTGTACCGTTGAAACCGCCTGGAACGCTAATGTTCTGTGATACCTCTTTGAGTCTCTCTTGCAACAGCTTGCCCGCAAGGGCGGTATTTTTACCCGCTTCCAAAACGGTCTCTTTGACAGTCGTAACAACCGTGGCCAATACGTTTTCGTCATAATGTGAGCCAATCCAATACAATTGATGTTCTTTAATTGCTTCAATAGCTCCATAATCAATCAAATCATAAACCGGCAAGATGCTCGCCTTGGCTTTGGCAACCGGTTCAAATTTAGGTGTTCCGTATCTCAAAGAACTATTGATTGTTCTGGTTGCTTTTTTGTATCCAACATCCCTGCCTAATCGATAAACATTCTTTAATTCTTGAGTAACAACTTTGGAAACAGGCGCGGCCCAAGAGTTGTATATCTTGTTTAATTCTTCTATTATAGCATTAGATTTTTTGCCATTTTTTACCATCGAAGAAGCTTTGTTGATGGCTCGTGCGGAAACTTCGTTCCATTTGTTATTCATATATGAACGCATTCGCTTTTCTTTTCTTGCCATAGATGATAACTCAGAAATTTTGAGCGCTTTAGCGATCATATCGTCAAATAAATACGAAGCAATATAATTTTGCTCCAAATTATTCATGATCGTGTGTTTCGTCCATATCGCTAGACCACTTTTCTTCCACAAAAGTTCTGGCTTTCAACAAGAAATCGATAAAAGCATTATCATCGTTATCATTGTTATACAATGACTTTAAAGCTGTTATTTGTTGGCCTGGCTCCGAAGGTTCTGCTAAATTTTTCACAGCTTTTGCCATAGTCATCGAAAACGGAACATCAGGGTTAAAATCATCAGGAAATGGGGGCAATTCCATTCCAAGTATATCTTGTAGCAAAATCCTTGCTATTTTAGGAGTCATACCACCGGTCTTTTCTGCTCCAGCAAGAATTTTAACCAAATTTTGATTATCTGTTGTATTTGGCGTATTTGTTCTAAAAGTGTGATAAATTATACCCATATGCGGAAACATAATTCTATTTATGAATTCATCTTCAGAATTTCTTTCTGGTGAAAAAATTTGTTCGTCGGCCAAAATCCTGCTGCTATCCGCCGTGGCTCTAGTATAATCGTCTGCGTTTCCAACAAAAATTGGTGGCAAACGAAAAGATCTTCTGATGTTTTCCTTGGCATTTTTACTATAATTTTGAAAAAGTGCATCTTTGTGTTGATTATTTGTCAACGGTTTGATATCTATTTTCATTTGTCCACCGTCTTCGCCTTCAACCAAACCTTCCGCCTCTAATAACAAAAATTTACTATAATCGTTTGAACCTTTTATTGATTCAGCATATTCTTGAATCCTTTGTATCGAGGCTTCATTCAATTGACCGTTTGAGACTGCAATAATCATCGATGGAACGTTGTTGTTCTTGAATGTTATAAAATTAATTTCTTCTGCTGCTCTCAAACCGTATATGGATAACAATTGCCCTATGATTCTAGGCAATCCATATGGTGTTCGTGGTGAATAAATTTTTCTATGGACTATTTCAGTGGCTCTTTTCTCCATTGGCGTATTATCATCATATTCACCGGTATCACAATTCATGATTCTAGGATCACCAAATTCTTTGAACCATACAGTTTTATAACTTGTGCTGGTTGTGATATTACTTGTAGTCCTAAAATTTCTTGATTGAACATATTTTCTGAATTTTCGAGCTTGCTTAATAGTTTTTAATTTCACAGAGCCATCTGTTTGAAGTTCAAGGATTGGACGATCATATGTGTAAGGTGTTTCTTCTAATTTCCCCAACAAAACTTGATAACTGGGTATGTGAGCAAATGATTGAACGTTATTTATACCATCTCTTATCACCTCATAGTATGAATTGCCTGTAGACTCCAAGTCCTTTCGCAATTTCCTCCTGAAATCGGTATAAGATTCATCAGTACAATATCCAAAAAAATTATCCAAAAAAACTTTCTCTTCTGATGCTAATTTGGCAAGTTTTTTACCATTTTCCGGGACAATTCTGGAAACAAATCTGTATCCGAATCCAACGATATTCACCTCCATGGCATCGAGGCAAGGCGTCAATTCGGTGTTTTGTTCTTGAAGCGTGGCCAAAGTCAGCATATCAAATGGCGGCGGAATCACCTTCCCTTCGCTAATTAATGTGGCAAAGGGCTCATCTTCAATTTTTTTGCTTTTTCCAGGCGAGGGAATGGGTTCACTAGCCTTATTGATATCTACAATTGTGGTTTTTATACCACGCAACAATTTTTTGTCCATATCACCCTCCAATTAATCCTGGTTCTATTGTTCTTTTTTTACGTTTTTTTCTCAATGATGCCGTTATTGCAATATTGTATGCATCAAATAAATCTTTTGGGCCATTGGGGAAAAGAACAAATCTTTCAATTGCAATATGCACTCTTGGCGTTTTTACAAAAAACACTTTTTTGTCTTCAAAATCAGACGATAATTTCCAAGCACTTGTAATTTTGTCTTTTAAAGTTGTAATCGGCATAACTGGTACTCTGATTTTGTTTTCTATTGCCGTATTTTCTGCATTATGGTATTCTTCTTCATATTTCAGATTTTGTATTTGTGCTTCTTGATATGCATTGGATTCAATGCCTATTCTGATCGGATTGAATCTTTCATTGAAATCTAATATTTTCTTGGTTTGCGTATTGAATCTATAATGCCCCTCTAAATAATCTAAAAAATAACGATTAAGTTGTTGATCAATTCCAACTGCTACAATTGCAAACAAATTAGCAGTTTCTGATTGTTTAATTGCTAAATCAACGCCAACATAAATTCTTAGATCTTTTGGGACATCAGAAAATTCTATTAACTGACAATCATCATATTGAAATATTTCGCCCTTCATGGCTTCGGTATCGCACATGTATTGTGTATTAAATATGATTAATCCAGATTTTTTTCTTTTTTCATGAAACCATTCAGGCGGATATTTTTCGTGCCAAGGCGATTGCCCTTTTTCATTCAAAGCTTTGATCACTTGGTGGTGATTTTCCAATTCACCTTTAATAAGATGTCCATACAAATCTTCGTAGTGATATCTAGTACCCAATCTGTGAAATTCGCCTCTGTGTTCTACTTCTGGATCAGGTGGTTCCAAAGTTGGTTCTAAAGTTTTGTAATACCAAGTTTGCGTCTTTTTACGCATGTGCTCGGTTCTTGAATTTTCTTCATCGATCAAGTCATCACCAATTATAACGTCATAGTGCTTGCTGACAATAGTTGCGTCCACACCAACGCAAGTAACTGATGCTTCTTTGGCATTATGCGTCCTTGGCAACACCTCAATCTCTTTGTTATCCCACTTGTTAACCTTCCTTGGATCATAATATTCACCAAATATCTCAGTTAATAATTCATTGGATTCGAAATGGCCCTTAATTTCTTTCAAAAAACCTTCTGCATTTGGTGCCGTTTTACTAGCAATCAAAATCCTGATATTTGGATTTTTTAAAAGTAGATGAATAGTTTTAGCTACTGTGCATGTAGTGCTTTTTCCGGCGCCACGAAACGCTAATTGCAAATTATCTGGATGCTGAAATTGATAAATCATCATAGATAGGTGATATGGCTTAACGATGTAATTCAAAATCTGTGTAGCCAAAATATCTATTCTGTTGTGTTTTAAAACTTGTTTACGAATCCATTGTTTTTTTAATTTATCACAATCCTTGATATCTCTGATGATTTCAGAACGCTCTTTGCGACCTGTACGGATGTGGTTTTCTAAATCAGGATCAAATAACACAGTTTGCATTATGAAGGGTGAATCACATTGAAACCTGAAACATAAATATCAACGGTACTTGTTGCAACCGCAGTAACTGAAACAAACATAATTCTACCACGAGGTTCAACCGTGAATTCATAGGCAATGCCTGCCCCAACACCCGTTTTGGTTATAGCAGTATGTTCTTGTATGAATTTGCCAGCAGCATCGGACCACCAAAGGACAGCAACGTTAGCATTAACACCTGCTTGTGGAATCACCTGAATATGAGCGTACTCGTAATTAGACATATTCATGCCTACTTGTTTATTATTTATCGTTCCAGAATCCGGTACGCCGATGGCCAACCTGTGCGCAACGTAATCGGGTGCTTTTTGAGGCGATGATGTTGCGTATGTCATTTTTGCCCTTTCATCAATTAATTGACTATTTTACTCCTGGGCAAACCAGTGAAATTTTTCACCTGAAACATTTAAATCCGTATCTGCTCCTAATTTAAAGCCATCAGACAATGGCGTGATACCACCACTAGTGATGAATGCAGTTGTGCCTGCTGCAATTGTTTTCATACCGCTAGCGTCGGCCATCGAAGCAGTCCAAAATGCCATACAGTCACCTGTTTCATTAAAAATTTCAACTTTTTTTGGTCGAAATCCAACAGTTCTGATAGAAATTTCCGCTCCAGTTCCAAAATGTGCGCCTTCTCTTGTCCTATTCACACCTGCTCCCATTGTTCACCTCCATGTTGTGAATGAATCCTTGACGGCTAATATATCTGGGCAAAATGTTAGCCTGTGACATAACGTCACTAGGATTCTGTATCCTAAATACGTATAAATCATAATCTCTATGCACTAAACAGTCTAGTTTTTTCGATTGCAAAACCATGAGTCATTAATTGTGTTCAATTTTTCTTACTTTTGTTCTTTTGTTCTTCTTTTTTTTGATGATTTTGGATTTGTACGTAATTGATTTGTTTTCATTTTTGTCTTTGTTTTCTTTATTCAAATCAAGCGCCGGTCCATCATACAGATGATCATTCGGGGATGGCAATGCTGTTATATCAACCACCTCTGTTCCTGAAACTAAACTATTCAATTCTTTTATTTTTTGTTGCATCAATTCATTTAATTTACTATCTGTCAAATCAGCAATGAGCACACCGAATAATGATTCGGTTTTGGCTGGTGCTTTTTGAATCAAACCTGTGTCTTGCCCCTTGGTAAAAATCCTATCTATGATTTCCGATCTTGTTCTGATAGCACCAACAGCGGCGTTTGATGATTTTGGATCATCTTTATATATTTTAATCATTTTTGTCAAATCATTGATATTTACCATCTGACTAATCATGTATTCCACATATACATGTTCAATTGGCATGCGTCTCAATTCATCGGCTTTAAAATCCAGCATCTCGGATTTCAATTTATGAATTTCTTCCAAATCCAACCCAAGCTCCGATGCCGCCTCTTCATCGCTATAACCAGCGGTTAATGCATTGAACAATATAGATATGGCATGAATCAATTCTTTTTTTTTCATTTTTACTTTTCTTTGCTTTTAAATAAATTGATTGTTTTATTCCTAAAACCACGATTTTTCATTCGTTTTTTTGCTCTAAAAATCGCTAACATTTTTCGTTCTGACATCCTGTTTAACCAATTAGCACATTCCACAGTTTCTAGCCAATCAATTTTTCCAGCAATATCATTAAACCAGTTTACATAATATTTAGATTTCGTTTTTTTCACAAAATCTTTATACAACATTTTGTGAAATTTTTTATGCTCTTTATTGCCCCATTGAACCATAAATTGTAAATTAGCAATGACTTGGTCCAACGTATATCGCTCTATGCAATACGGTTTCAAACAATCAACAAACAAGGTTTCAATGTTATTGCCACATATAAATTTCCAAATCCTGCTATTTACACAATAAACAATAACATAATCAGACGGATCTTCGGTGAATATTTTTTTGCCGTTTATCAGTATTTCTCTTTGTTTCATGGCCAATCGCATCAAAAACGTATTGACTTTTCGTCGATGTTTCCTGCATAGATGTCTTCGCCTCTGATTTTAGCCTGAAAACCTCTAGCAAAATAAATTCCAAATCCACCCAACATCCAAATTGGTGCAATAAAATAAACGAAATTCCAAAATGTTGATGTGATCAACGACAACATCGTTATCATTAATGCTATTATCGTTGAAAATAATTGATTCCCTTCCCATTGTTCACAATGGATATGCTCATGACGTTCGATATTGGTGTCCAGACCATTTGCTTTGGTAGCGTATTGTTTATAAAGAGCAACATGGCCAAGATTTATGCCATCAAACTCATATTTTCCAAATTTAAACAAATAATTTTTGTTTTTACGTTCGCATTGAAGTACCAATCCTTCGATATGAAGATTTTTTCCAAAAAATGGTCTAAATACTAATACAACAAACAACCAAAGGACAATATCAATTTGCCACGTCCATAATAAAGTCAAATAATAATAATATGGAAATTTCACATCTTGCTCCTTTCACAATATCTAATATTTTTTTCACCTTCTAACCCCGCCCCACGCTGTGACACCTTTAAATCCACATAATCATATAAATCAGAAATATGCTGGGAAAAAAGTAATAAAAGTTTTTCTTCACGTTCATTCAAAACCATATTGCCTTTCGATAAAAGACCTTGCTTGATTTCGCTTTTTATTTGCTCTGCCTCTTTTTTCATCTAATTCCCCTTACAATTCTTTGCGCCGATGGCAGGAACCGCCCCTGCTCATTATCCCAGCTGCACCGTTGCTCGGCTGCCCTTGGCATTTTATGGCTGGCATCGGCTGATTTGTGTCAAATCGAATTCCTTTATTGTAGAAAATCTAACCAATCATAAAAATCCTTTAAATCATAAAATATTGCTATGTTATGTTTTTTTGCATATTCTATTTCGCCCAAAGTACCTGCCGACATTTCCCAACCTTTCACGACCACCATAGCATCACAGCGACTTAGCATATTTAGGGTCGCTTCGATCCAAAAACCCTCACTCAAAGTGCCTGACATATATCTGCTAATTGTATGGGGACATATCGCCACCGCTCCATGCGAATACACTTGAAAACTAATTTCTTCTGCTGCCCTGATATTTTTTTCGACCATCCAAGCGTTGCCAGCCCTATATGGTCCGGCAATATATATCATTTTCATTTTTTTCATTTTGTATCTTTTTTCCTTACCATAAATGTATCAGTCATTTTGTTTCTTTTTTCTTTAACGTAGACAAATGAATCAAAAAAATCAGATACGAAACAAAATTGCTCGTGCCCTCTTGCTCTGCTAATCCTCCCCATCGAAATAACCTTAAGTACTCTTTTGATGACATCATACAACCGCATGCCGTCATCGTAATGTATTATTATCTTCTTTTTAGCCATGAAATCAATCCTCTGTGTTCACCTACCCATCTTTTCGGCTTGTTCACGCATCATTGCCTATGAATAAAATTCTACAAATTCTGTTTTTATTTGATTTACTAATTCACCAATGGCGATTTCAATAATCCAACCGCCAACATGCGCTGCTAAACCTTTGCGCTTCATGAACGGGGTTTGCTCCTGAAAACAACCTGCCTGTAACGCTTTGACATTACGATACCTTGGCATGTATTCGGCTTTGTGAAAATGCCCGATGCCAAGTATGTGTGGTTTCTGGCCGCCCTCCCAAGACTCAATAATTTTTTGAGATTTATACGAAAGTGCGTACGCAGTGCCACCATCAGGATGAACAAGTGCAATGCGCACATCTGTTGTCGGTAAATTGACCGCTATTTGACCAAAATCAGCACCGACGAAAAAAAAATTTTTACAACATGCTTCAATCTGCGGACCAACGGCTAATCCTATTTCTCTGGTAAAACTGGCATCGTGATTGCCTGTGATGAAATACGTCTTTGCTTTGGACGGAAGTTTTTTGATCAAAGTTGATAATACGTCCATTTGTCTATCAAAACCAACTTCACGCAATTCAAACGTTTGCCCTCTATATATGCCATGGCCATCTAAAATATCGCCAGCACAATAAAAATCCCTTATGCCTTGTCTAAAGGCGTATTCGTAAAACGATACCAATGCGCTCTCGTTGCGATATAGCGAACCAATGTGCCAATCGCTAGTTAATGCTAATTTATATGATTTTCCTTTAGCAGCTATTTGGTATTTTTTTCCAGGTTCTGTTAATGCAAAGACTTTTTGCTGCTCTATTCGTAGCTGTTCTTGAAGTGCTCTATATTCCCCTTCGGTTATCGGTTTCTTGAATTCTGTCAGTTTGCGTTTTCTTGTTTTTCTCTCCGCCATTTAACACATCTCTTTTAATTTTTTTGCAACAGATTTAGAACCTGTCCATATGAACCGCCGACCGCATGCCACACGATAGTCTTCAAATCTACGCGCATATCGTGAAATTGCATAAATACTCAAATCGTAATTCTCCACAAACTCTCTTTGCCACATCCAGCAATCACCAAGATCTTCTAACGCGTCCTCAATTTTTTTCATCGCAGGTTTGCTAAAAGTTGGCAATTCATCAACCGTCTTTTTCATAATTTTTGGTTTTCTTGCTCTTGGCATGCGTAATCCTCCATTCTTCAATACGCATCATGACTAAATTTTCAAATAACAATCATTATCTGTTTGATACAGATAATGAAAAAATCGATGTTAGAATATTTATGCTTCATAAGCCATATACTATTATATTATACGGCCACATAAATTATTAACAAACGATTGCGCATTGCCAATAAACGAAAAAATATTCAATATATTCTTTTCACCAATATATAATGATCACTTAGATATCAACGCATATTTATTTGCTAAAATAAATAATTATTTTTTTGATATTTAAACATCAAATCCGTTTTGTTTTTTTTCTTCGCATGTGCAATTATCACACCCCGTACATTTCTTTGATTCTGATAATTCCTCATTGCAATTGCATATTCTATTTTTCAACACAATTGTTTTAAGGAATTTCCATTTCCCATCGCAAATTACATCCATCGCGGCAGTCATTATTTTTGATTGCTCAACGCCGGTCTCAACCTCCAACAATACATTATCACTTATTAATTTATAAATTCTACCTGCATTCGTCGCAATTAATGCTTTCAATTCATTCTTTCTATTGGGCATCGCATCCAATTCACTTTGATAAGTTTTGTTATCATTCAATAAACGAAAACATTCGACCGCGTTTTTCATTATTTGAGTAAATTTATCACTCATTTTACACTCCTTGTTAAATTCTTAATGCTGAAGTTCAATGTTTCTCTATCAAAATTTTTTTGGTTGGACGAAGATCAGTAATTTCAAAATCATATTCACTATCAACCACGGAACCAGATAACACTATCAACGCTTGATCATCTTTATTTGTCCAACATTTTAGCAACATTGTTTCATGCTCTAACAAAATATCGCCTTCCATCGGGATAGTGATAACATCATTTTCATTTTTGATAATTGTCATTATATATCTCCACTGCTTTTATTTTAGCATTCATCAGATTGGAAGCTTGAAATTCATAATTTGTTTTTTCAACGTCATATACAATTAACATGAAATTCACTCCATATACACCATGCCTTTTTAAAATAGCCTTTGGTTTTTTTTTCAATATCCAAATTGGTGAATTGCCCCAACCTTTATTAATTCTCTTCCATGCACCACACTTCTTCATAATTATCTTTCCATTATCAACACAACTATATTTTTTATTAACACCTAACAAAGGAATTTATGAATTCAACTATACCGGAACGAATCTTTCTTGGTGACTTTTTTTCAATACAAGCATAGTCAACTTAATTGCCACAGGATTGTCTGCATTTTTTCTATATACCTCTAATACAGTTTTACCACCAAAGACGATTTCTTCCAACATTAACATTGCCTCGTTAAGATTTTTTTGTTTAACGTAAAGTTTACAAATAGCAACTCCTTCATCGCCAGATTGACTATCAAACGATTCTTCAAAATTTCTCAATGCAGATATTATTTTTTGAATTTTCAAAAACGTACCAATTCTTTTCATTCTCAATTGAGTTCTTGTCATTTCATTCTCCTTGGTTGATTATCTATTTGTTATCCACCTTTTAACAATATAACCTCCAATTGAATGAAAGTAAAGAGATAATTACAAAAAAAGTTGTAAGTTTTTTTTAAAAACCTCCATCAAAAATAAAATATTATGATTCACCACAATCACAATCAGAGCAACAACGTCTATCACATCTTGATGATTTTGGTTTTAAAAAAACCGAAATCTCGGGCTCTTTAAAATGTTTGAAAGAGCCCGTAACACAACGAGTATTCACATCTTGTATACTTATATTCCTAACGCCTGATGTACACTTACCAAACAAATATTTGTAATAAATACAATTTCCGCACACACACTCTCTCTCTTGCCCTTTTTCATTTTCATTTTCATTCTTCATTTGATTCAAACTCCTTAAAAATTACAGTTTTGTTTTTTTTAATAAGCTCTTTAAACACTAATTCCAACGCCGGAGCAGTACTTTTACTATCAAATAAAAATGAATTTAAATCATTTAATTCTTTTTTTTGACCAATTGTCAACTTTATTTTCATTAATTTTCCTACGAGAATTTAAATCTTCAATTGATAATTCGCCTAATCCGCCCTTTTAACCATCGCTTAATAGATGCATTTTCACGTTTTCTACGAATTTTATAATCTTCAAAATTTTCATCCAACTGACGTTTTGGTGGACCAATTTCAAGTTCCATACTTGTTGATTGAGTCAATATTTCAGTCCTATCTACCAATGGCATTATTTTTTCTTGCACATCGTCCTCCTTTATGGCATTATAGCGGTATCGCCAATAAATAATTCCCTAGGCCAATGGCGCATGGCATAATTCCTGGTGCGTTGGTATCGTCCACCTTTGATGCCGCGATGCCACCGACCATAATTAGTATTGCCTAATTTTCTCAACAATATTTTTGGAAAAACATCACTGCCCATAATCCCTGTTGCACCTAATTTTTCCACCTCATCGACTGCGCTGCACAAAACGCGTAAAGCTTTGCCCGGCGCATTGACCGAATGCGACCAGAAAACACACATTGCCAAATCCCAACCAAATCCAAGTTCTGTACAACTGACTGTTGCTAAAGATTTGGGATAACATGCACTTTGAATAGTATTCGATTGCCAAAATTCATGTTTGCAAAATCTTAATTTTGTTCGTTCTGCACGTTTAATGAAATATTCTTCACCAAATCTTAATTGCACATCAAAGGTCTCGTGGCAAGAAAATAAATTGTGAAAAATCGTTACCCAATCTTCAGCGCGACGACGTTTTGAGCCCGACGTTGGCATAATACCGTCGAAAGAACCTGTAAATATATCACGTATTTGTCGACCAGTTGCCAGCTTGCCGGTTTTTGCTATTAAACATTTACCATGAGGCGATAACACCAAGCCGTCTTCTGCCATAAAATCCTCAACGATACCCTTACGGTAACACAATTTTGATCTTGGCATCTCTGGAAACGCCCAAATTCTATTTAGTAATTTCCACATTTCGCCTTGATCATTTTTCTTTATGTTATCGTCAAGCATTTTTGGATATACGGCTACAGCTTGGTGTATTCCAACCGTCATACCGGTTCCATCATAATTCATCACAGAACCAAATTTTCCATTTGATTCAACCATGGCTGTAAGGTATGATGCCCATCGAAGATGATCAAGCGTTGATGGCATTTCTAATTCAAAGATGCCATCAATTTTCACTCCTGCATATTTTCCGAATTCAATTCTTTTCACAACATTCCTCCTTGTTATTAATTACTCTAGTCAGTAAACCTTTAGGAATCACCGGATTGTAAATCTGGATTTCACCCTTTCCTTCGCACACCCAACATTTTTCATAACTTGGTTTATTCTTGTTTTCCTGGAGATTGTTGCCTATTCCGTTGCACACTTTACAGTTATTTACTAAAATAAAATTACCATTTGGTAATTTTATTTTTCTCGGATGCGGCATTGTGGCAGGAAACGACTTAAAAGGTTTGTATCTTGGATAAAATTTGCCTGAACCGCCACATAAATTGCACTTTCCGATCACTTTTTTAGTTGCAGAATGCATATAATTTCCTGTTCCATGGCATTTTTTACAAGAATAATAATGAATTCCGCTTCCATTACAAATTTCACAATCAACCATATTTTTTTCACTATAAAATATTTTATAACCTTTACCGTTACAAATTTCACAATCCACAGCATTAATCATAGGATCTAATCCACCACCTAATTCAGATAAAAGCACGCCGCAAGTTGTTTTGATCTCTTCAGCCTTCAAACCTAATTCATGAGTAACCAATTTTTTCATCAATCCATAGGCCTTTTTTAGTGCATCGAATTGTTCATTCGAACCACCATGATCAGGATGCACTTTAAAAGATTGTTTCCTGAAAGCTTTTTTCAATTCACCAATCGTAAACGATTCATTCAATTCCAAAAATGATCGAGCCTCATTTTCTAACATAACTTCCTCCATTGAATTTACCAACCATGATTGACGCCAATCAATTTAAGCAATGCAATAACGTCTAATGTTTTTAATTTATGTGCAATTGCAGCCTAAAATGAATTTTTGTATCACAATTATCTTTACCGTATCCAAAAATACACTATAATAAACCCGTCAAAACACAACACAAGGAGTAAAAAAATGGGAACAGGACACGTCAACATTTGGCTACGAAATGCAATTTGCGATGTAATCCCTGATTGTTGGAGAACTGATCTAGTTATCCAAGGATGTAACGGAAATTACCTCGTGAATACATGGCCGAAAATTATCGATCAACTCAAAAAACGATATTCAACCCCTGCCACTGTGGCAGATGTTGATTCTTGGCCACTAATCACAGATCAAGGCGGCAAAACTCTCACACTAAATTATGGTACATCAAGTGAAGAATCTGTGATTTTTGCATCACCCGCTACATCGCAATCAGAAATATTTGATCAAATGGCAAATCAACTCACCAAATATGAAGTGAAAATGGTTGATAACCGCATTAGAATTTACACACTTGAAAGAGGTCCTGGTGCATCCATAACAATCTCTGGCGATGCCAACGTAGCTTGGGGTGCGCCCCAAGCAGGCGGCGGGTGGAAGGTCCTTAGTCATTTTTATCAAAATGCCCAACGCATTATGCTCATGCCACCTAACGGTGAATTTATCGATGACATACATGTTGACATACCGCCAGGATGCTATAAAATTTGGACTAGAGTTTGCCACGGCGCAAACGAAGAGACTAGTGTTAATTGCGTATATGTCGGTTGTGGTGGCGAAAGCTGTGTTTGTTTGATGCTACCTGCTGTCAAAACTTGTTCCGGCCAAGTTCTTTTCCCGTTGATGAAACAGCTTGTCAAAGAGCAAGCGCTCAATGGCGATGATGATCGATTAGCTGTGATGCGGGGCATTATGTATGCCGCGCATTTAGGCAAAAATGCCGTTATCGTAGCACTAGATCAACAAATTGCAGAAGCGCAAGAAAAAGGCGACACCGAGCTAGAAGCCGATATCCAAGCCCTCAAGACTCTTGCGCAACAATTGCCTGAGTGCTGATGATCAACGCAACCCAAACCGTAACGACGACAACAAACAGCATTCGTTGTTTTCTTCATCATTCGTCTCCATAATTTTCTAAAAACAATCCTTTGCCCTTAGATAAATCATAACCCCACATCCCCAACGCCATACCAAATACGCAACCATAATTTACAGCAATAACAGGACCGCCAGAAAATCCAGGTACAAAATCGTTTTCAAATTCCAAAAACATAATTTGGTGATCATTTGAAAAATCTTCCACAACTTTATTGAAAATTGTTGTGCGAATTTTTCTTTTGAATCCTGGATACCCAACGACATCCACTTCAGCGCCAACGCTTGGAATATTTTTACAAACAGGCAAAAAATGTTCAGTAATTTCCTCATCAAAATAAATTTCACAAATATCTGCATCTTCATCGCAATCCCACGTATGCGAGGTTTTATTCACGCCCGGACCTACCACGGTTAGCACATTATCCTTTGTTTTAGCAACAACATGATACGCCGTTAATAAAACATCAGATTCAACAAAAAAACCAGTTCCACATACGGAATCAGACTCCAAATAATTCACACAAACCTTATGAATATCTGAATATTCACAACCTATCAACAATACAAAAAACAAAAATACAAATGATTTCATATCACACCTCTTTTGCTCTTAACCATTCTAGCAATTCTGTGTTTATCAAGAAATAATTCGATTGCAGTGAATTTATGAGATGGTAAATTTCTTTGCTCCAAAATAAATCCATTGTCATTAAACCAACAAATCCATTTATACAATTGTTCAATGGATTTAACGCTGTGTCCCAAAACCGCGACGCAAGGATGTTTGTGATACGCATCCTTTGGAGACCAAACTACGCCGTTGAGATCAATACGCTTATATTTTTCATCATACCATATGTAATCTGGATACACAGTGTTTGCAATTATCCCTACGCAATCTCTACCAAAGCCGCAAGTGCCTTGAAGTTCCAGCACTGCCCCGTTGCGATTTGCCCAATCCCTCATCCACCCAATCTTGTCTTCAATTTTCATCATCTTCCCTCTTCACCTAAATCATAATCCAACCTCGGCACACCTCGATGTTGACGTTACAACGCCCTTATTCCATGATCACACGCACTACCAACCTTTAATCAACCAACCGAACCGATTCTGGTTCCACTATCCAATTCGCAAAAGTACCCTGTTTAGGGTTGTAAGATTGTGCCTTCCAACCTGCGTCGCACTCATAACAAAAAACTATTTGAATATTGTCTGAATAACCAACTACAGAATGCGTCGCGTGAGCAATTTTAATCCTTGATTCGATTTCATTTTGAATTACGTTTTTCATTTTGCTATCTCCTACTTAATAATATAATCTAAGATTGAATAAAGTAAAGGGGTTCTATCAAAAAAAGTTGTAAGTTTTTACTTATTGTCATTATACATTTCAAAGTGAAGGATTATCTGATTGCCAGGGGTGCACCAATGCGCAGATCACTAGGGAACAATATTTCAATTGAACTAAATATGACTCCATCCTTATCATAACAATATGCTGGTCGATGACCAACCATTTGGCCTTCTATCGTGGCACAATGAAAATCATCAACAAAAAAAATTTTCTTCAATTTATCCATCTGATATCTAGTCAAAACACCATTAGTGCTGACATTGGTTGTCATTTTTGTGCCACGAAAATTTTTAAACACTATCTTCATTCAATTATTCTTTCTGTTTTTCATTCCTGATTGCCTATGATGCCCAATTTTTCGTAAGGTCTCAAAAAATATGATTCAGCTATGCTTGCTTCGCGCATTGCCAAGGAGTTTTCCTCATCTTGACATCTAGCTGCACAACAATACCCGATGGATTTGCCAGCAGCTTCAACTGCTGGCCTGATAGCGCCGCACGCACAATGCTGGATAGCGCACCAAACGCAATGCGCCGCTATGGCATAGTAGTAAATAGCGCGATTTCCTATGGTTTTATCATATACGTAATCACTTCCGGCAGCCTTGACTGCTTCAGTGAGTAACTGCGTATATGTTCTATCGATTTGATTTATTTTGTTTGAAGCTAATCGTTCTTTTGTTATTGCTAAATTCGCCGACAACTCTTCGGTATCGCGACCAGCCTCTTCATACATAACTAACAACGATTCAGCTAAATCCAAACACAACTTATTGTAATTCACCATCTTCCTCTATTTTTTCTACCCACATTATGGGTTTCGATATATTGCCACAAACAGGGCACTCTGAAGGAACACAAGTGCCCAATTCCAAGTACATTTCATTGCAACAACTCCAAACAACAAATTCTCTTTCCAACAACACGCTTGACATATTTTCTCCTTTTTAACACTATCTAGCATAACTCCATTAATGCCATACGGCAAGTGCTTTTAACACATCCCATTAAATAAATCTATAAGATTTACTTTCCCAATAATATTGCCAACATTCAGAACACAAATCGTCAATTAATTTTTTGCATTCTTTGCCGCATTCTGGACAAATATGACAGTGTAAATCTTTTGTTGTCTTTTGATCAATCGTTTTTTCAAGCAATCCAATATCACATTGCCTTATGTGCACTTCTTTTTCCATCCCCACCCCCTTTTTCTTTTCCATAAGTCTACGCAAAAAATTTAATTCTGACATCAAAGCCACGAACCTTCTCCCAGGAATTGAAACAAATCTTTCTCCATTTTCGTTCATCATGCTCTCCGGCCTTTCATCGTTTTTTTTAACTACTTCTGTCCCATCACTACATATTTCTTGGCCTTCAACAATGCCCGTATAAAATCCTTTATATCCTTTGATCTTATAAAAAGTTTGTGCCCTTCGTACATGACAAATACATTATCATTACCTCTGAAAAATCGTATTTTTACCTCGCCGAAATTATATTCATCCATATTCGCTCCTCCATAAAATTGTTTTATATCGCTTATCATCAAACCTGATGCACGTTAAAAGGATTGTATTTATTTAATTCTATTTTATGCTTTTTCAAAGCTTTAGATATTAATTTATTAAACACTTTCAACGAAACATCGTCTTCGTCGTTACCATATTCAGCACACCTTGATATCATAGATTCACGATAAAGCATCATTTTGGGTGGTAAATATTCATTCATCAAACATTGACGACAAAGCCCTTTATCAACTTGCGGCCTATTGCAATCGACACCAATACAAGGTTCGCCATTCACATAATGTTCAAAGCAAATAACTCCGGGATCATCGGGGCCATCCATAATCGCTAAAATTGATGCCTCGCACCCACTACAAGCACATTGCAACCCGTCCTCCATTTTAACTTTGTCAGCATCCAACCATCTCTTCTTTTTTTCTGATTTTGTATCCATTTGTTTCACCTAACAGAACCAACTAAATTTTTGATAGCCTTTTAAAACATTTTGCATAAAATTCGTCTGTGTGCTCAGAATAAATCAAATCCGATCTTATCACTGATATTTTAATGTCATACGAATTCCAACGGGTGCATTTGCCCCTATAATATGGTGTGCGCCACCTTGAATCCACCCTAAAACCACGTTTGTCCAATTCATCCAACACCAATTTGTGATACCTATACAATTTATAAGGCCCATTAGCCCACACATATCGAATATCTTCCCGTCCTCTACCCCACCAAAAACCTCGCATTTTGCAGCAATCACTGTGCTGCACTTTCAAATTCTGATTTGAAATATATCTTATCAATTTTTCATGCCAAAGCCACATCTCTCGCCTCCGATGCTATCATTTTCATTTCATTCCTCTCCCGTGCCATGGTGGCTACTTTCCCAATTTTCACACCCACCATAGTATTTGTCTATTTTCAGCGCAACATCGCACCCGGCAGTTTTGTGAAATACAAAATTACAAAAATTTTCATCTCGATATTTACAATCATAACATGTATAGTGCACTTTAAAGCGGTCCAAAATGTATCCCATCATTAGCAAAAAAGCTTTTTCCGTTTTATCGTCCACCAATAATTTACCATATTCGTCATCATGAATTATTTTGCATTCCGATTTTTCTATAACTTTATCCCAACCTATAATCTCGCACAAACACCTCCGTTGCTCTATGTTTTCCCAGGTAAAACAATCACTAATATCTATATTCCCCCTATCTATTATCCATTCTTTTGGCACAATGGTGCCATGCCATGCATAAATTTTCATGCCGTACTTGTATTCCAACGCCGCAGTCGACTCGTTATGTAACCTGTTATTTTCGTCTCTATATATTTTGCATGGTTTGGGCGTTATTATTGCGTAATTATCAAACGGCCACCACCATCCACAATATTTAGCAGTATCAAATAATCCATTTAGCTTACTACAACAATCCAGCTCACAAATGTCCAGAAAATAATTATAGAAGGAAAACCATCCCGAATCATGTGAGCCATATCCACATTTATTTAGTTGTTTTTTAATCTGATCCTGATCCATGACCTGATCCATGATCTGAGTCTTAATCTGATCCCTGATCTGATCCATGACCTGATCTCCAACCGGATGCCCTACTTGATATATGACATGAGACCAGACCCCAGAACTAATCTGATCTCTAATATGAGGCCAGATCTGGCCCCACGTCCACATCGGATTCCAAATCTGATCTCTAACTTGATTTCCTATTTGATCCTTGACCTGATACCAGGCCCCAGAACTAATCTGATCCATGACATGGGCCTCGATTTGAGACCAAACCTTAAACTCGATCTGATTTGCTACCCGATCTACTACCTGATCTGCTATTTGATCTGCTACCTGATCCCAAACTTGATCCTTAACCTTATTCCCGACCTGGTTTCTGACTTGATCCTGATCCGCATCCATATTAGATAGCATACAAGCACCAATGCAGCCTTCTAAAGGATCATTTAAAAATATAAAATATTCTGGCTCTTTCAACCCAGCCCATTTATATGCCAATTTTACGGCATTCTTGGCCTTCTCTTTGTCTAATGGATCAGTATTAAGCCCTATTCTCAACCATTTATCTCTATATGCTGACAATTGTGATACTTGCTCTTTTGTTAATTTTTCTATCATTTATCCTCTTTTTCAATGCTTCAAACAATTCACTCGGTTTTTTCATTCTCAACCCCTGGTTCTTCTTTTTCATATATCAGCTTATATTCAAGCTGAGGTGGAAATATAGAAACTGGTTCATTGTTATCAATATCTAATAACTTATAATCTTTCCCTTGATAAGTCACAACGGAATTATTCCAACTGTAATCAATTTGGATCCCTAGCTCATCTGCATACGCCAACAATTTATCCAATTTTTGAATCAAAGGATGGTTGTTTTTTAATATCATTCTCATTTTATCACCTTTTTAAATTCGCCAAACTAAATTTTTCGACATTTGCCATCATACGCATAAAATACAAACGAGAAACATGTCCTGCCTCCTTTAATAAATGATCAACTTCGTCCATCCCCGTTATCCTCTTATTTAATAATATAACCTACAATTGGAACAAAGTAAAGAGATAATTACAACTTTTTTTGTTATTTTTTTCATCTCGCTACCCTTATGGAACCCTATTGGCAACGATCTTAAGCGCATCCATATGCGGCCACTGTTTCATAGTGCACCAATTGTAAATTATCAACCATCGTTGGGCAAATCAATTTGTTGGCACGCAGCTTCATCGTATTCATTATCTATCATATTCATACACTGAAATACCAACGCAAGAATCGTCGCGATCACCAATACCAATTGAGTAGCGGCGGCAAGACAAGAATCAGCTTGGCACAGCACCGTTATCCAGCATACCAACGCAATACCCAATACGATCAATACATAAATTTCCATCCCAATCACCCCTTTCTTTCTGAACACCTACCATCGATCGACTAGCGCTTATGAATCAACGCAAAAGGCATCATCCTAGCACACGAATGTGACTCAGTTGAGTAGTTTTAGCGCAACGTTTTCGCTGTTTAGCAATATAAGATAAAACAGACTGAGACAAATCATTTTGCTGTTTGCTTAAACCAGCCTCCCAAATTTGACGTTTTTGTTCATCCACTTTTTCGTATTTTTCCAATTTTTCCAAACATCTAATTTGAAGATGTGTTTCCATTTTTATTTTTCCATACAAATGGCAATTTGCCGCATTGAAACCCAGCCACCTGTTTGTGGCCACCGCCCCCAAATATTTTAGCCGTTTCAGATACATCTATCCCATCTTTAGTAGTGTACAGCGAAATGGTCCACAAACCATTTCTGAACCCAAACGCGATCATCACATCGTACTTTGTTTCATCCCAAACACTTTCAAACATCTTAGTACTGGCCAACATCCTGTTTATCGCAATGCCTTTTAAACCAGCTATTGATGTTTCAAAGGCGCAGAATTTTGCATATTTTTTATTGTCCTGATCTACATATTTTAAAATAGTTTCTCCCTCGTTCAAAATGTTATGCGGGAAAGAATAAAACATTTTGTCCCAGTTAAAATTACCACTGGGATCTGTATCGTAAAGACGCATGCCATATTGAAAAGGGAGTGTCTTGGCATCCTTGTGATCCCATACATCATACCTGCCCAACAAATACACTGACTCAGGGATAGTTTTATCCTCAAAAAAATATTCCCATGCCAATTCGCAAGCGGCCTTTTCTGTGTTTCTAACGCCTTTTATTACATTTTTGAATTTGTCATGCTCTTTAATTGCTGAAATATGGTGATCTATCCAGACAAATGAATCAACAATGGTATTAAGCTTGATCATGTCATCAAATGGCTGCAGTGAAAAATCAAGCATTATTACGTGCTCACCTGATGACACGAGATGCCACGGGAATTTATCTCCATAGTTGATCCCGTACATTGTGATTCTGCCTTCAAAAGAAACAATTTTAGCATATTTTTTAGCCACCGCGCCCGAACAATGACCGTCAAGATCAGCGCTATGATAAAAAATAATCATTTTTATTTCTCCTCTTGTTCCCTATTCATAATCAATAAACACTGTGACACATGACACAAACGGCACCACTATACCTATTCCTTTTAAAATCTCTTGCCTATAAGGCTCTCTGAAATCTGATGCTATAAACTGTACTAAGTTGATAAACCAGCATATAATAATTAATATCGTAATAATTCCTGTTTTTGTAGTTTTCATTCTCATTTTATTACCTTTTTGAATTTATCTCCATAATTGATCCCGTACATTGTGATTTCATTTTCAGAACAAACAATTTTAGCATATTTTTCTCTTTTAACACCTCAAGAATCTTTTTAAATGATTTTTTTGCCTTTTCTATATCAATTTCGCTTTTTATAAGTTCTTCTTCAACTTCAACCTCCGTGCCGTCATCAATATCGTCTAAATCAGACAACATGCATTCAATAAATGTTTTTTCTTTCATTCTTCAACCTCATTCTGCACATTGGACAATTTCAACAAACCCATATTCTTTAGATATTTTCCCCTTGGCCATCCCTATTCTTATTAGACAGCAAGCCTCATTGCACTGAAAATAGTATTCGCCTGTCATGATTTTGCCGTTTGATTTCGATCAAATCCCCTTTGCGATACGACGTTGAAATTGTAGCGCATCAGCAATTCCTCATTCCCAACGGAACGCAACGTTCAAGAAATTGCTTTCAAAGTTCAAACGCTTCACCGCTTTTGATAAGTTCCACCATCTTCTCCACAACGCTTTTCGATATGACTCTGATTATCGTTGCCATTCCACTCTCCTATTTTTGCTGCCCACTTCATTCTCTTTTTATTTAAGCCTAATCCAATCGCTTATGAACTAATTTATTCTCCTTTCAAGATGGCGACGATTTTGAGCATTTGCTCTGGTGTCACGTTAGCTGTAACTTGGACACGAGCTGGAACCGGCGAAATCCTTACGGTGTATTCCGGCGTGACTGCGTAACCTCCGAATTGATCTTTCAATCCCAATTCATCACACATTGCCACAAATACGCTTTCCGCGTCGAATTTCTTTTGTCTGCTTTCTTCATCGTGCTTTTTCTGTGCTGCGGCGAAGTGAATCGCACTTTCAATACGCTTAATCGTCTTGGGATTTGCGAATCCAACCTTTGGCTCTGGGTAATTTTTGCGCCCGTGGCCGTTGTATGTGGTATCGACCATGCTCATTCTGAGCTTTCCGGTATAACCGGAATGGAACGCATTGCCGCCCTTGTGCTCAACCGAAAAACGCAGACCGATATACACGCCGTCCACCTTCGTGATTCCTGCCACACCCGCTGTCCCGTCTTGTTCAACCGCGCGTCCCTTTTCCTCTAACATTTTGACCAATTGGGACGTGACATCTTGCGCCTTTTTCTGTAATTCGATGACTTTGTCTTGCTTTGATTTCAACATTTTACTCTCCTTTTCGTTTGATTACCTTGTTCCCTTCTCTTAATAATTTAAGCCTTGATTGAAAGAAGTAAAGAGTAGTTACAACTTTTTTTGTAAGTTTTTTATTTTTTTAGAGACGAAAACCGCGATATTTCCCGCCGCCCTTACGGCGTTTGGCTTTCCTTGTCTGCTGCTTGACCGCTTTAACATCTTCAACGCAAAGGCAGCATATCCAACCAGCATCTTGTGTTTCGCTCCACCCGCCTCCACGGAAAAAATGCGCCGCCTCCTTTTGATTCAGGGCTCTGGCCCGCCATTTATTGGTACAAATTCCACAAACCACCAAGTACTCTTTGAATATTTTTCCTTTACTCATTTAAAATCCCTGCTTCTTCAAAGCTCCAAACAATTTCAACAAATACTTTCCATCGATATCTGCCATTTCAATCACTCCTGTTGAACGGGTGGCGATTGAAAAGAGCCAGCCTTGAACCCCCTGTTCTTGATTATGAACGAAACAATGGCCTTGTGATGGTTAGTTGTGGCCGGACGAGTTGATCCCAGGGTGAATTGATTAATGTGATCGGCCTCAACCAACTCAACAAGGTCCGTTTTGAATTCCGTCTTTCTCGCATAAAGTTCTGCCTCTTGAATGATTTCGAATTCTTTTCCATCGGACGTACGGTAAACAGACACCTTTTCGATTTTCACCTTCATCTAGGCACTCCTTTCGTTGCCCTTACGAACAGCCAACTTGTTGGTGCTTATGAATCTAATTTTTCATTGCTTCCTTAAAAATCTTCCAGTTTCAATTCCTGCTCGCCTCTTATGAATATACATTTTCGTTTCTCCTTTAAATAATTTTAGTCATTGTTGGCACGCAGCTTCATTGTTGCTTCGGAAGGTAATCTTTACAATTACCTTCCATATTGATATCTTCGCACAAGGGAATGTTTTTCGCTGGGATTACCTCCCCAGTGACATAGTTTATTTGATCTTTGTGATGCGCTATGCATCCATACTTGGTGACTGGCCCACCGGTGCGTATGTTCCCCTTCTGAACTTTTTTGCAATTAGAGCAATTAACACATATTGTCACGTTTTTCATTTTTCCATCTCCTTTTTTTGTTTCTCTGTCCTCCATTTGCATACCGCGCCATATGATGCTTGAAAGTAGAAGACAACTTATTCACTTGTTAATCCCCTGCTCATTCGGTCACCACTCCTTACATCTCAGACACCACTATTAACCATCGCACCCGCCATTGGCCACAAGCCTCATGACATTCTTCTGGCCGAAACATCACTTTGACATATGGGCCCAATGAGTCACCAGCCCCGAGAGCGTCTACGTTGGGTACCACGTATATTCCTGGGTGACATTTGTCATCGCCAGTCGAAAACCACGGGGCTGTCCGTAATTCACCCACCTCGTACTCTGGTGTGCCCAAACGTGGAGAATCTTTTGTCCTATATCCGACACACCACTCTGTGTTGTTACTGTCACGTATGGTCTCAAATTCCGCTGTCTTACCATTAGGGGCTCTCATCGGATCTAGTATTGTGTCGGTTAGATCGGCCCCGGTTAAATCTGCCCAGACTAGCCTAGTATTGTCTAGTCTGGCCCCGGTTAGATCGGCCCCAGTCAGATTAGCCCTCAGCAGCCAACTCCTAGATAAATCGGCCCCAGACAAATCGGCCCCAGCTAGATGAGTCCAGGACAAATTTGCGCCACTCAAATTAATTCCCCTAAGATCAAGACTTCTAAGATCAAGATTTCTAAGATCAAGACCTTTAAAATTTCGTTCACCATTAGCGTACCTGATTTTCAGTTCTTCTCGTGTCATTTCATTCTCCTTGGTTTGGTTCAAAAAGGCAGTGTTACCCTGCCCGTCTTGCCCTCATTCGCCTTTGGCCAAATGCTTGAAGCAGGCCAAATCCAGCGCCTTGGGATCACTGATTGCCCAACTGAACCGGCCTTCTTTTTCTATCCAGGGTTGAACCTCAATTCGGTCGTGAGCGGTAACCCCGCCTGCTCGTTCGAGTTCAATATCATCGCTGATGTTCTGGTATTCGGGACCGTCCACGTCCACGTCGGGCTTGGTGGCGTTTTTGTATTTAATACACTCCTTGATATATTCTGATAATGTCAACTCTCTCACAATTGTTATCTCCGAGCATACACTCTTGTCACCGCCGTGTATTATCTCCCCACCCATTTCTACTTCAAAAAATCTCGCCTCACAGATATTATAATATCTCGTGCAATCCATTGGGTCGCGACAAGCATGAAACCCTGATTTGCAAATTTCTATCTCGCCCTCATATTTGTACGTTTCCCCAATTTCATATTGATGACCACGGCACATTACACTCTTATCAGTCGTCTTGTATGCTTTCATCTACTACTCCTTTACTTCTCCTTTTTCTACCACTTCAAAAGCCCTAATAAAATCAGCTATATCTTTTCTATCAACTAAGAATTGGTGACCTTTATACATGACATACACATCATCATCGCCACGGAAAAAAATTATTTCTACGTTCCCAAAATTATATGTTTCCAGTCTTTCCTTGATATCTTCCCATTTTGCCATATTTATTCCTCCTATTTTTTCGACATGACTACTCTCGTTATTTCTCCTCATAATCTTTGCAGTCACCTTTTTTGTTTTCTTATCTCTTATTTAATAATATAACCTACGGTTAGATGAAAGTAAAGAGATAATTACAAAAAAAGTTGTAAGTTTTTATTTTCAATTTCAATTCACAAACAAGATTTTTTCCACTTCTCAAAAATTTGGGTGCATTTCTTACCAACCAGAAATTGGTACCAGATGCCCAGACGCACATAGTTTGATGCACAGTGGGGGTGTGGAGTTTCAACGCCCAACGCCCAACCCTACAAAACATCACGGCATTCAATTCGCCCTGGAACCAACTTGCCCCGCCTCGATACGCCAAGCATCAAGCACCAAGCACCAACAATCGCCAATCCCAAACAACCAACCGGCCTATCGGGATAACTCAACCTTTTCAATTTCAATCATTTACAAGCACCAAGCACCAACAATCGCGTGCCCCGGAAGCTGTCAAGGTAATCAATTAAGTTTCAATTGGGTTGTCAACTGTAGGCCATCCTGCCATCACCACTATCTCACTCTTACACTAGCCTCGCTCAAAGCCAGTTTTTTGATATTTTTGATTATCCATCGTCTCCCGACGATGATTTCCAATGTCGATCTATGATACACAGTGGGACAATTATATGCGTTGGGACTATGCACTACTGTTTTACCTGACGGCGTAGTGTGA